CGCGATGGTCTCGTTTAAAGCCCCCTCAAAAGACACAGACCCAGTAACGGACATGAGGGCAACTGAACTAAAAAGTGTTGCCTGCGTCAAATTTGTTACATTAACGTCACCAGCGCCTGAAATGGTTCCGATATTGCCGACATTTGACGCCGAAAGCGTCGCTGTCTTTTCGGCGGACACAACTATGCTGCTAAACCCGCTCAAATCCAGCCCGGTCAAATCAGCATCATCGATCGCCTGCAACGTCGTGTTGGTGGCGACGTCCGCGAAATCGGTGGTGGCCCAGGTGATGCTGCTGCCGTCAACGATCCAGAGTTGGCGTGCGTCGGAAATGTCGGTGATGGTGGAGCCGGTGTCGTTGATCAGAATGATGGCGTCGGCGCCACCGGTTCCCACACCGGTCAGGACGAACATTTCATTGGCGCGCAGGCCGTCGCTCGGCAGGGATGAACCCTGCGAGAAAATGGTCGTCCCCTGCGCATATTGAGCGAGAGAGATTCCGAGTCCCGTCAGCGAAATGACGTCTTCGCCCTGGGTGAAGTCCTCGATAATGTCGATTCCGGCGGCGGCCGCGGCCACCTTATCGGCCGGGACGGAGGAAAGATCAACGGAGGTGATCTGGGACAAGGCGGTCACGGCGAACACGTCGTTGCCGACGCCGCCGGTGATGTCGTCCGCACCGGCGCCGCCGATCAGTGTGTCGGCGCCGTTGCCGCCCAGGATGTTGTCGGCCCCAGAGGTACCCACCAAGATGTTGTCGTTGGCGTCGCCGATCAGGGTCAGGCTGTCCACACCATCGATATTCGCGGCATAGACGTTCACGGCGGTTTCAAAGTCGGCAACCGTGACGGCGATACCGTTATCGGTGATGTCGCTGCCTAGGGTCACGGTGACATTCGATCCCTGCGGATCGAACACATTCAAGCCGGACGGATCGAACTTGGTGAGCGTCAGGGTCGGGCCGGGAAGAGACGGATCGGGCGTGTCGGTTACGGCACCGGCAACCGACACATCGGTCACATCGACGGTCATAACTTCGCGATAGCTGCCGCCGCGTCCATCGGAAACAGTCACCGCGACCGACAGCGACGTGGTGTCCTCGTAATCCAGCGCAACCCCAGCCTTCAAGTACAATTGGTCATCGACAATGACGAAATTGGCTTCACCCGTGTCGCCTTCCGCGATCGCATAGGTGTAGGTGCCGGTGCCATCAGGGTCGGTCTTGCTCAGCGTGCCGATGAGGACATTCGAGTCGGAAGCATCATCTGCTTCGCTCACTTGGTTGGCCGACAGGGCAATGTCGGTCGGGTCGTCGTTCTTGTCGACCTCGATCCCCGTGGTATCAATGGTCGGAAGGGTGCGATCTGCGGCATTTCCCACCGCGTCTTCCACGGTTCCGCCGGTCAGCGACACCACGGTGATGGTGGACGGATCGGTGGGAATGGCGTCATCCTGCGCGATCACATACTCGAAGGTCAGGGTGTCGGTTCCGCTGCCGCCTGCCAGAGTCGCATCGATGGTCTGACCGCCGATGTCAAGCCGCAGAACAGTGCCGCCGCTGACGGTCGTGGCCTCGCTCATGTTCAGGACGAAGGTGAGCGTGTCGCCTTCAATGTAGGTACCAGCGTCGGGCAGGGTCACCGAATCAATGGTCGGCGCGGTATTATCCACCAACACGCCGGTGGTGACAGCCACGTTGTTCAGAGTAGTGGTCAGCGAATTTCCGGCATCATCGGTGATGCCGGCGCCGTTGGTCACCAAGCTGTTGACGGTGATTCCGTCGAGGTCGTTCTCTCCGGCCTGGACGGTATACTTGAAAACCATCACGGTATTGCTGCCGGTCGAAGCCGCAGCCGTCGCGTCAGCGTCAAGGTCTGCCAGCACGTCGGACGAGCCAATGGTCAGGCTCAGCTGCGGAGACCCGCCGGAAATAGTCAACACTTCGCTGCAGGTGACGCTGAAGGTCAGCACATCTCCGGCGCTGTAGGTGTCTGCCGAAGGCACGGCAACACTGCTGACAACAGGTTCGGCGGTATCGATGACGGTCGAGGTCGCCAAAGCTCCGCCCGACACAACCAAGATGGCGTTCTGACCGCTGGAGCTCGATGTGATGCTGCCGCCGTTCAGGTTGATCCCGGTAACGGCGATACCGTCGGAATCGTTCTGTCCATCGACGACGGTATAGCGGAACACCGCATGGGTCGAATCGGTGATGGACTGCAAGGATGCTGTGACCGCCGTGCTGCCGACCGTCAAATTCAGCAATGGGCTGCCGGAGATGGTCACGGCTTCACTGAACGTCACCGTCAGATCGATGTAATTGGTGTCGGACAGGTTGCTGACAGGGCCATCGGTGGACGCCGACACAGAATCCATTTCAGGCAGGCTGGGATTGACGATAATCCCGGTGCTGCTGAGGGTCTGGCCGCTCAGCGATGTGGCGGCATTATTGCCGGCAGTGTCGCGGATCAGGCCGCCGTTCAGATCGATGGACGAGGAGGTGACGGTCACGCCGTCGTTGTCCTGCTCACCCGAGGTCACGGTGTGGCGGAACGTCAGGGTCGTGGTTCCGCTGCCGGAAACATAGGTCGCGTAGGCCGTGGTTCCACCGATGTTCAGCGCGATACGGGGGGTGCCGCCGGTCGTGTTGACGGTGACGGCTTCGTCGTAGGTGACCGTATAGTCGAGGGTGCCGCCAGTGGCGAATACACCGTCCGTCGGCTTGGCGGCGCTGGACAGGGTGGGAGCGGTGGTGTCGACGACAACCGAGGCCAAGGCGCCGTTGCCGTGGCCGGTCAACGACGTGCCGGCATCGTTATTGGCGGTGTCTTTCATCGAGCCGCCATTGAGGTCGATGTCGCCGACGGTGATGCCTGCCAGGTTGTCGCCCGACTGCACGGTGTAGACAAACTTTTTCACCGTGGATGTGGATTGGGAATCCGAATAAGTGGCGTAGACGGTGGTGCCGCCGTTGGTCAGGATCAAGCGCGGCGTGCCGGTAACCGTTACCGCTTCGTCGTAGGTGACGGCGAAGGTCAGCGTGCTGTCGGCCTTGTAGCTGCCGTTACTGGGGACGGCGATATTGCCGGAAACATCGGGCTCAACCGTGTCGATGACCAAGCTGGACGTCGAGCCAACACCGGCAAGCGTCGTGCTGACATGATTGGCGGTATAGCTTTGACCGCTGATGCTGGTGCTGCCGCTCAGGTAATCGGAACCGGTGGCATAATAAAGCCCGGTGACGGAAACCGAGCTGGTGGAGATGGAGGAGGCGTCAGGGACTTCCCAGCGGAAGGTAACGGCCGACGTTCCGTCGCCAGAGTAATAATCGGCGTAATAAGTGGCGCCGCCGATATTTAGCTGTAGTTGGGGCGATCCAGTCTTGGTGGCCGTTTGGTTGAAGTTGACGACAAAATCAAGGTGGTCCGGCTCGCCATAGCTGCCGGCGACAGGGGTATCAACCGAGACGATCTGGGCCTGCAAGCCATCGACATAGATGCTGCTGCCGCCGGAGGGGGTCACATTCATGGCGGCAACAGTGGAGGCGTCAAGACCGGAGGAACCCGCCGACTTCAGTGTTCCGGCCGTGAAGCTGAGGCCGGCGACGCTGATGGTTCCGTCGCTGTCCAGCAGACCGGAAATCGACGAACCGGAAACGGTATAGGTCAGTGTGTTGACGTCGGTCGCCGTCGCCGACAACTGTGCCTGAACGGTTTGCCCGTCGATGGACAGCAGCAAGTAACTGCCGGTAGTCGTGGTCGCGGTGATGTTTTCACTGAATGCGACCGTTAGGGTAATGGTGCTATCCGTCGTGTAGACGCCAGCATTTGCGGTGACCGATTGGACTGTGGGCGGCGTAGACACCGAAGACGAACGACCCATTTACCCCTCCTGAAATGCATTTAAATGACGTGAGTGCAACTGAAAGTGATCAAAACTTGATCCGAGCTTCCAGTTGTCCGGTATGGGAGCCATACGCCTCCCGCCAATCATAGGAATACCGCCCGGAGACGGTGTAGATTTCGTCGTACACATAGGACAAGCCGCCGCCTACTTGGTAGGCGTTCCGGTCAGGTTCGAGACCTGTGGTGCCGAAGCGGACCGAATTGTCGGCGGAGAACGAAGAATTGCTGTTCATGGTCGACGCACGGAAGTCATGTGTCCAAGAAGCACGCAGTTCAGGCGTGTATTTCGACCGACCATCCGTGAAGTCATGGGCGACTTTCAGCCCCAAGACACTGCCATATTGGTAGTAGCTTTGTTCGTCGACGTTCAGCGCGGTCGATGCGGCGCCGCTTTCGCTATAGGCTTCGGTGGACAGGATAGTACCGATGACGCCGAGCGACGGTGTCACGACCGCCCCCTTGACGTTGATCGGGTAGCCGGCGACCACCTTCGCGCTGTATTGGGTGCTCCAATAATCCGCTGTCGGGCGTTCATTCACGGCGCCGATCGAAACCACGCGGGTCGTGTGGTTGTTGTGTCGCCCGTACGAAGCGGAGACATCCACGAACCATGGGCTGCCCTGATAGGTGCCATACAGGCTGCCCACATAGCTGTCGATGTCGGTGGAATTGCCCGAGCGGTTGCCCTTGTCGGAAAGATCGGTAGAGGCATAGGCGAAGGAGGCGCCAACGGTCACGTTCCGGGCCACACCGGCCTCGACCCCCCCGGCCAGACCGATGGTGGTGCCGTCATAGCCATCGACCCCTTGGCGTTGCCCCTGATCGAAGGCGCTGCCAAACGCCTGGACCCAGGCCTCGGCACCACGACGAACCTCACCCGAGGCGATGCCGGTGCCGCCCGAGCGTGAGGCCACAGCCGTGCGATTATCATCGAGACGGGCGAACAGGACGTTGGAAACTTGGGTGCCGGCATTAGTCGCGCCCTGGATCGCCGCGCCGTTGAGCGAAGGGGCCAGTTGCTGACCGGCCTTTTCGCTTTCCGCCGTGGTGGTCAGGCCCTGAATTGCATTGGCCAGCGATGTCATTGCGGTGCTGCTGCCGGTATAATTATTCACGACATTGACGGCAGCCCCTGCATTGGAGGACAACCCCTCGGTCGTCGCGGTCGCCGCCTTCAGATAGAGATTGCCGGTGGCGTCATCCTTGACCAGGGTCCAAGTGATGCCGCCAGTATTGCTGGCGGAAAACTTGCTGGTATCCCAAGTATAACCATCCGGTGCATCGGCCAACAGGTAGTAGGTGTTGGTTTGAATGGTTACGCCACTGCCCTTGGTGGGGGTAATGGTGACAGTTCCCGCATTCTGTGTCGGTGCATCGGCAAGAGACAGATAACCAAGAGAGCTCCCCGCCGTTGCTGTCGACGTTCCGCCATTTGCCGCGATGGTGGTCTTGATGGTCGAACCGTCACCCAAGGTCAAGGCGCTGCCGGTATTCACCGTCAGTTTGTACTGGGACAGGTCCAAGGTGCCGTTGTTGGTGATGTTGGCCGACACGGTGCTGTTGCCGGTCAACAGGTTGATGGTGCCGGCGGCATTGTTGGTGGTGGTACCCGACAGGGTGCTGCCGGAATAGAGGTTCACGGTACCGGTGTTGGCCAAGCCGCCGCTAAGGGTGCCGGCATTGACGTTGACGATGCCGCCGGAATTGTTGGTGACCAGCCCGTTGGCGGTGCCGGTGGTGGTGAAGGTGCCGCTGTTGCTGACGGCCCCGGCCAAGACCGATGTTCCCGACATGGACAGAGTGGTGCCGGAATCGATGGTGGTGCCGTTGGCCGACGAGATGTTGTAGGCCGAGGTGACGGTGCCGGACTGCACCTTGATGGTGTCAAGCGGATTGGTGCCGCCGATGATGCCGCCGACGGCGGTGCTGCCGTTGAACACCAGATCGCCCTGGCCGCTGGCCGTGGCGCCGTTGATGGTGCCGACCACGGCGTTGCCGCCGCTGCCGGTACCCAGGGTCAGCTTGGAATCGGCGTCGGCCAAGGTGACGTTGCCGATGATCTTCGCGCTTCCCGACTGGGTCAAGGTTTGAGCTGCGGCGATGGCCACCGTACCGCTGCCGGCATTGGCGGTCATAGTGCCGGCGGTCTGGTTGATGGTGCCGTTGGCGCTGATTCCAGTCGCCGCGAGGTCGTGGCCCAGGCTGAGGGTGGTGCCGTTGGCGACCACAACGCTTGACAAACGGGTCGAACCGATGGCACCGCCGGACGTGATTGTACCGCCGCCGGTCTTGTCGAAGGTCACGGTGCCGGTGCCGGCCGAACCCGAGGTGATGGTCCCGGTATAGGAATCCTTGATGGTCAGGGTCGAGCCGTTGTTCAGCGTCACCGCGCCGACCAGCTTGCCGCTAGCCACCACCGACACGGCGGTCGTCTGACTGAGGGTGATGGTGTTGGCGTAGGTGTCGCCGGACAGCGTTACGTTCCCCGCGCCGCCAGCCCCCTTCAGGATCAGGGTGCCGATGCTGTTCGTCGCGTCACCGATGGCATTTAAGGAATTACCCCCGGCAATGGCGGTCATGGTCACCGTGCCGTAGCCGGAATTGGTGGCGGTGATGGCGCCGCCAACCGGCGTGGCGGACGAGGACGTGATCACCAAGGCGGCATTCTGGTTGGAAAGCGACACCGCGTTGCTGATGGTCGAACTGCCGCTGAGATTCAAGGTCGTGGTATCGCTGGCAGAACCGTTGCCGATTGTCAGCGTGTTGGCATAAATCTTCGAGTTGTTGGTGGTCCAATTGGTGCCGTCACCCGTCAACTGAACCGAATTCAAATTGGTGCCGCTTTGGCCCAAATTTCCGGTCGGGGCCGCCGTGGCGCCACCGCCATAGAAGACCACATTACCGACGCCGCTTCCGCCCGCCACCACACTGCCGTCGAAGGTCGAGGTCTTCAAAGCGCCGGCAGCCGCCCCGATCTTGACGGTGTCGTTGACGCTGCTGCTGAGCTTGATCGCACCGTAGACTTGCGATCCCGACTGGATGTCAACCGTCATCGCCCCGCCGGTGTGCCCAGACATGTCGATGGCGATCCCACCGCTCTGGGCCGCGCCACTGACGGTGCGGGCCAAAAGGGTGTTGTCACCCAGGGTGATGGTGCCGCCATTGGTGATGGCGCCCGTTACAACAATGGCACCCGCGCTGGTCCCCAGGTTCCCGACGGTCTTGGTTTCAGCGCGAACCTGCGCCCCCTTATTCGCGGTCAGATCAAATTGCGTGGCGCCATTGACGTAGATGGCAGAATTCGCGCCTGTATTTGCATCATCGAAGTAGGTGATGAAGGCATTCTTGGCATCGACGTTGTAGTCGCCCGCAGTCGTCCCTGCCCCGCCCAGAGTGATGGCCACGGTGCCACCAGAATTCACCGCTACGGCGTTGGAGCTGCCAGCGTAAATCTGGCCGCGATAGTTGGTCAGGCTAAGGTTGGCAGTCGAACCCGAAACCGTGATGCCGGCACCGGTGCTGTCATTGCCGATGACGCCCCCCAATTGACTTCCTGTCGCGCCGATGGTGACGGTCGTCGTACCCCCGGTCACCGCAAGAGCGGCGGCCCCCGATGCGCTGAGCACCTGCCCGCCGAAGGTGGCGTTACCGTCATAGACTGCCGTCGTCGGCGCCGTCCCGGATCCGGTATTGATCTCCAGCACCTTGGTGCCGCTGTAGGATTGCGCTCCTGGGGCAGCCCCTTGGTCGGCATAACCAGCGCCGCTATCGTAATAGACCTGCGCATTGGCAGCGCCCGACGCCAACATCGCGACCAGCGACGCACCAGCCCAAAGCCGAGCCTTAACCGACATATCTTACCCCCTTAACGCCAAGCTGACATCGTCCGGCGACCTTGCATGATGCGGATAAGCCCAGGACGCATTTTCCGTTTGAGGTTATTCTTATACGTGCATTATCCGAATTTGCAACCCCGTCTGAGACGGGGATTTGAGTCTTGTGGTTTTGTTTCTGCGGGGGGGGGCAATTGCGAATTGATTGCATGTCGTGATGCGGCTTGATTGCCCGAAAAATGCGGCTCTCAGCGCGTTGCGTGAGGCCGGTCAAAGTGCTGACGGGGCGGCTTTATACATTGGTGCAGGAGTGGCCGTACCCAGTGATATGGCATCGGCTGCCCCGTTTGGGGCCGACCAGAAGAACGTCAAGGGCCAAGCGATGATTTCGCACAACTGGGCCGTGCCCCATGGGATTGTCCCATGAGGCAGTGGTGACACTTGGCGATCCATTGTTCCCCGATCGCCAAGTGTGCTTCCGCTGTCGCGACAAGCGATGGGTCACTGGACGAGGAGAGGACGGCGCGAGCGTTCTCCATCATTGCCTGGACGTCACGGGCCGAGTCGCAGAAACAATTAATTTCCATCAAATTACTCGGGTTCAAGACAGAGCCAACGGAACGACCTGCCGCATGTCGCGGGCAATCGTTGTTTCCGGTCAATTGAGATTGGCACGGTTTTTCTGTTCATAGGGTAATTCAGGTGCCGATCTGTGCCAAGTACCAATCCCTGTCATCAGCCGGAACTGATGATTGCTGCCAACCAAAGATGACGACGGGAAGACCTGCGACCTCGGATAACGCCCACCAACAAAAAGTGCAGCCGGTCGGGGATTGCTCCCGTGACCGGTCACGTCGATACGAAATATGGATTGCTTACTTGCCGATTGGCGGCGCCTGCGCCAGCAGGGTGCGGGTCTGCTCGGAATCCGCCGATCCGCCGAACTCGAAATCGAAGGCGGTGGCGAACTTGCCTGCCAGCAGGGTGACGACCGAGATGATGCATCCCCCGACGGCGGTGTTGCCGTCGACGTGGCCGAACACCATGAAGGCAATGCCGCCGATGATGCCAGCCCCCGCCGTCACCAGCAGGACATTGGCGCGGGTGTTGCTGCGCCCGGCCTTGATGAACTCGCTGTCGCGGGCGCGGGCGTTCTGACGGTCGGCCAAGGTAGCGGTCAGCGTGGTGACGGCGTTGGCTATCTGCTGCATCCGCTCCTCGTGGGCGAAGGCCTGGGCCTGGGAGCGAAGCTGGAAGACCAGATTGGGATCGGCCAGCGCCTCGCGGGCCTGGGCGGGATCGTCGGTGCCGGTGATGGCGCGGACGGTGTCGGCCAGTTTGCCGACGGCCTTCTCGGCATCGTCGCCGAACAGGCTGGCGATGTCCGGTGCCACCTCCAGCGCCACCTTGGCCAGCCCTACAATGGGATTGGCGGCGATGGCGGCGGCATCACCGAGGAGATCGAGCAGGTTCATGGTCGGGCGCTCCCCAGCCCCATGCCAATTCCGGCCAGGATCACTTCTCTGGGGTATGGCTGCTGGCCGTTCTCATGACGAATAATGGCCTCCACCAGATCGACCATGACTTCCGGCCGGGTGACGTCGATGGCTTGGTCGGGCGTCACGCCGAGGCGGGAGGCCACATGGGCGATGTAGGACCCGGTGTCGTTCTCGCAGCCCGGCGCCCAGCGATTGATGATGCCGGCGACGGTGTTCAGGCCGTAGCGGCGCTGGTAGCCGACCAGAATGCGGGCCAGCGCCCGGATCCCGGCCTCGGGGCTGACGAATTCCTCGAACACCGGATCGTCGTCGGTGGCCCGCTCGCCCTGCCATTGAGTCTTGTCGCCAGGCGATTCCTTGATGTTGCCGGGGTTGTTCAGGCGGATGCCACGCGGCAGGGCACAGGTCTTGGTCATGGGCTGTCTCCAACGAGAAAAGCCGCCCAGAGGGGCGGCTGATGGGGAACGGGAAATGACAAACGGCTAATTGACGTGGACGCGGAAATCCTCGGCGACGGCGGAGATTTCCACCTGCGCGGCGCGGGGACGGATGGCGAGGATGCGAGCGGTCTGCGCCCAGGCCTGGCCGGGGCCGAAGCTAAAATACGTCCGCTCTTCCGAACCGCCGACATAAGGGGTGACGGTCAGGAGATCGAGGATGCGGACTTTGGCCGGATCTCCCGGCATGGCCTCGACCATGAACGGCCCGGCAAGGCTGCCGTCGCGGCGGCGCAGCGCCAGATAATGACTGGCGCCCTCGGTCCATTCCACCGGCTCCGACAACGCCAGCACATCCCCCTGGTGACCAATCACCTCGCCGCCCTGGCCCCAGCGGGGCATGTCGTGGGTGATGGCGACGAGATCGCCATAGGTGGGGATCATGCCCTCCAGCTCTGTGCGGAAGGTCACCAGGCGGCGGCGATAGCGGTTATTGGCGGCGATGTAGAGACCTTCCCGCTGGGCGTGGTCCTTGGCGGTGCAGCCGAACAGATTGACCTTGGCCGGATTGTCGCCGGAGGAATCCTCCAGCTTGGCGGTGGTCTCATCGGGCTTCCAGGTGCGCGACGAGAAATACTCCACCGTCACCGCGTCGGCGGTGTCCTCTCCCGGCATGACGTATTTGATCTTGAACGAGCCCTTGACGATGTTGCGCGGCCCGAACAGCGCCACCGGGATGGTCTGGGGCTGGTCGCGGATAATCCGCACGATGCCGCCCTGCTGGATCGGGACGGCGCGGCCGCAGCGGGCGATGCGGGAGAGCGCCTCCCACACGGTCATGCTGGTGTCGAACACCGCGTCGAACGAGTCACCACGGGCGGCCCAGATGGCATCCAGGGCAGCCAACGCCGCGAGGTCAATGCGGGCATCGGCCAGCTTGCCGCCATATTGGGCCTTGCAGGCGTCGGCGAAGGCCCAGGCGATGGAGCGGGTCGGCTGGGGAGCCGACCACCCGCTATCAGCCGACCACACCGGCAGCTTGCGTGTGGCGATGACATTGATCATGCGGCTGGACCGCTGGGTCAGGTTGTCGGTGGCCCGCATCTTCACCGCCAGCAGGGTGACGGCGCCGAAATCGGGCTGGCCGACAAGGTACGCGCGGAGCGCCGCCCAGCGGATTTCGTGACCGGCCCGCTCGGCGGTGTCCTTATTGTCCAGACGCTTGAGGCGCACCTGATAACGACCGGGAGACACGGTGTAACGGAAGGACAAGCGGATGGGGGAATTGGTGGCGGCGGTTCGGCTTTCATTGCCCAACACCGACCACTCGGCCAAGGGATCGCCCTCTTCATCGACGGGACGAGCTTCCACCCGCCATTGAACGGTGCGGCTATCGAGACCACCGCCGTCATTGGCGTAATAGAGGCCGCGCGGCATCACCACGTCGATGCCCAGTGCCGAAGCCGAGGTGTCCACCGGAGTGGCGGTGAAGGGGCCGACGAAGCCGTCATCGCCGGAGGGCGCCAGATTGGGGGCAAGCAACTCCTGGCCGGCCACCTCGGCGGCGGTGATCACGTCCGGGTCGAACAGCGTCACCTCACCGCCGGGCGGCACGATCTCGGTCTGCACCTCCTCGAAGGACGAGATGGGGGTGTCCTCGATGCGGATCTGTCCGATTTCATATTCGCCCTGGCCGACGACATGAAGCTGGTAGAGGAACTGCTCGCCGCCGACGTAATCCTGGTACGGCTCCGAGGCCAGATCGGGATAGATCAGATGGCGGCCATAGATCACCGGAATGGGCTGGCCCAGACGAGCCTGGTTGCCCTGAGCCTGCAAGCTGTAGGTGGGGCTGGCCGCCGGGATCGCGCCGCTGCCGCCCCAACTCATGGAAGGAATGGAAGGCTTGGGCGCCGGAACCACGGTGTTGATCAACGCCGTGCCGGCCAGGGTGATGGCCCCCGCGCCGATGGCGGTGGCGGCTTCCATGGTCAGGCCGATGCCGGCCTCGGCGAAAGCGGAGCCGATATAGGGAGCCAGTGCTGCTCCGCCATAGAAGGCCGCCACCATCACAGCGATGGTCAGAACCACCCGCATGGGGTTCTTGCCGCCGCCGCCACCGCCGCCGCCTCCACCCATGGGCCAGCGGATCACGGTGACGATGTCGCCTGCGCCGATCACCCGCAGGGCATAGACATCCGCCGGCACCACGTCGGTGCCGATGCGGATTTCCGGCCCGGCGGCCCAGCTATCCTCGGCGATGCCGCAACCCTGCAACAAGGCGCCGACAGTTATTCCAGCCTCCACCGAGTGAACGGAGCGGCTGGCCACCGGCTCGAACGGATTGGTGACGATGATGCAGATGGCGGAGCCGTCTTCGACAGCGGACGCGTTCATGGCGAAAACCGATAGAAGCCCTCGACCGCCCAGCCGTTGAGGCGAAGGGCGTCGGGACGCTGGAACACCACCCCGGACTCCTCGGCGCAATGCAGGACGCCGCCGTCATCCACGTCGATCCAAACGCCCACATGGATGGGATGGCGGGAACGGCGCAGCAGGACGCAATCGCCTTCCACCGGATCCATCACCCTGACCCAGCGCCGCCGTTCCGGGTGATCACGGAAGATACGGCCCATGGCGAGGGTGTCTTCAGGATTGGCGATGTCGGGCAGGACCCGACCGAAATGCCGGTCCTGCACGGTACGGACGAATTCCCAGCAATTGAACCGGTCCGGCCCCCGGCCATGGGGTGACCATGGCAGGCCGATGGTGGCGGCAGCCCAATGGATGCTCCCGCCCGATGACTGGCATTTTCGAGTCATTGTCGCTATCTTCATCTGGTCAGAATGGTCAGGAGACGCCCATGCACGCGTGGCAGGTTCAGGACGCCAAGGCCCGGTTCAGCGAATTGCTGCGCAGCGCCGCAGTCGAAGGCCCGCAGGCCATCACCGTGCGCGGACGCACCACGGCGGTGGTGATGTCCCAGGACGAGTACGAACGGCTGAAGGGAAAGAAGGCATCGCTGGTCGAGTTCCTGCGCGCCTCGCCCCTGGCGGGAACCGAACTGGACGTCGAGCGGGATCGCTCCGGCCTGCGGGATGTCGATCTTTGAGCTATCTGATCGACACCTGCGCCCTGTCGGAACTGATCCGTCCCACCCCGGCGCCGCAGGTGGTGGAATGGTTCGAGTCGGTTCCGCCCGAGGTCCTGTTCATCAGTTCGTTGACCTTGGGTGAAATCCGGCGCGGCGCCGAAAAACTGCCCGATGGCCGCCGCCGATCCCAGATCATTGCGTGGCTGGAAATCGAACTCCCCGAGTGGTTCGAGGGACGCGTCCTGCCGGTCGATAGTGCCGTCGCCGACGAATGGGGGCGGATGACCGCCCGTCTCAAGCAGCCCCTGCCGGCCATCGACAGCCTGATTGCCGCAACCGCCATGAAGCACCGACTGACAGTGGTGACCCGCAATGTTTCCGACTTCAGCGCGGCGGGCGTCGATATCCTCAATCCATGGGAGCCATAGTCCCGCCTACCGCGCCAGACCGGGAAACCGCCGAGCGGTGTAGGTGATGGAGGGAAACGCCTTGTTGCCGATGTCGAGCATGCGGGCACGACCGGTGACCCGCATTGTGTCTGCCTCGACCTCGGTCAGCGTCAGCGTGATCGGCGGGTCCATGTGCGGCCCCTCCAGATCGGTGGAAAGATAGGGCCGCCAGGTGACCTCGATCACATCCTGGCTGGTGGCGGCGGCCTCCAGGGCATCGGCCAGGTCGCGGCCGACATTATCCAAGGCCAGGGTGATTTCCGGTACCGGCGCGGTGTCCACCGGTGGCGGCGCGAAGTTGAAGGCCATGCCGGCGAAGGCGACCATCTGGCCCGCATCACGAGGAGCCCCGGCCTCCAGCCTTGCGACCAGATCAACATGGTCGCGGACCACCCGGATCGGCTCGGTGAAGCTGGGATGCCAGATCTCCAGCGTGTCGAGGACGACAGTCCCTGACGGCGCCGAGGCGAAGGCCTCCTTCAGCGCCTGGCTGAGAGACGGATCAGGCATGGTTGTCCTTGCCGGGAACGCATAGGGGCGACGGGAACGGGCAGAAGGTTCGGGCTTCCAGCAATTTGCGCATCTCGTGGACGATTTCGGACAGGCCCTCGACCGCCGAGCGCAGGGCCTCGGTCTGGCGGGCCTGTTCCTCGACCACATGGGCGAAGGCTTCGACCGGGATGCCGGAGTCGGTCCTGGATGTCTTGCGCGACCATGCCCAGGCCAGGATCGCCACCACGGTTACCATTGCGATGATGGCGGCGACCTGGACCATGGGAGCCGCTTGCCCCCAGGCGCCGACATACTGGCTGGCGACACCGGCCCAGATGTCGGGGGATTGTTCGGTCATGACGATGCTCCGTCAGAAGTCGAAGGCGGTGACGCCAGGGAAACGGATGCGCTGCCCCTCGATGCGGACCAGACGGGCGTTGGTCAGCAGGTAAAGCGCCAGGGCGAGATAGGCGATCTCGAAGGTGAAGGAATTGTCGCAGGTCGCCCGGTGGCTGTTGCTGCCTTCCCCGAACATCATGCAGCCGCCGCCGCACAGGGGCAGCACCGGGCAATGCCGGCATTCCTCACGGTGGCTCCAGTGGGTCGAATGCCGCAGCAGGATGGCGTCGAAATCATGGACGCTGCCCAGTTTCTGGGTGGGCGCAGCCCCGTTGGGGCAGAGAATGACGTCGCCGTTGAGCCGCAACGCGATGGTGTCCAGCCGGTCCATGCCGCATCGCTGGCCGAGGGCATCCGAGGTCCTGGCCGTCCGCAGGACGTCGAAGAAGCCACTCAGCTTGTAACTGACATGGGCGACCGGGATCATGTCGGGCCGGGCGATGCCGTCGAAGATGGTCTGCCGCACCCGGCGATGGTCTTCCTCGGTCTGCGGCGACATCAGTGCATCATGAGCCTGGTGAACCATCACCATGCCCTCGGTGACGAATTGAGGGGTAACGGCGCCGGGCGGCAGGTTGAGTTTTGCCAGGAAGAAGTCGCGGATGGCCACCGGGTCGTGGTTGGCCAGCGTCAGTACGCTGTTGAAGGCGATCCTGCCCATGGGGGCCAGATGCTCGACCGCGTGGCGGATGCCCGCCAGCGCCATCGGGTCATCGAGGGGATCGGGGCCGCGCACCGATTGGCCGGGGCCGTCATGGCTGATGGAGAGCGAGAAGCCCAGCTTCATCAGCCATTCCACCTTGTTGCGGTCGAGCAGACTGCCGTTGGTGGGCATCCAGAACTGGGCGTTCGGCCACATGGCCCGAATGGCCTCGGCCATACGCTTGATCTTCTTCCAATAGACCAGCGGCTCGCCGCCCCAGAACTCGAAGCGGATCTCTTCTCCGGGCGGGGTGCGGCACCATTCGGGCAGGCGACGCACGAATTCATCGACGTCGGTGGTGTCGGCGATGGAATCGTCGGCATGACGCGATATGGCCTGCGAGCAGTAGCCGCAGGAGAAATTGCAGGCCAGCCCAAACAGGATGCGGACCATGTGTAAACGCCGATCCTTGCCCAGTTGATTGTGCTCGGGATGGACGCGGGCGACGGCGCTATGGGGCCGAGGTTCATGGACCATGCCGATGGGGGCCAGGTCGACCGCTTGGCCGTCCGCATGGGTCAACTGGGCGGTGTGGGGGTTCCAATTAACGGTCAGCGGGCTGCCGTCGGCCCGTTCCAGGAAAAGCTTGAACATCACACCACCTCGACATTGATGTCGGCGAGACCGGAGAAATGCCGGAAACCGAGCTTGATCTTGACCGTGTCGCCAGGATCAAGGCCCAGGGCGCCGACCTTGAACCAAGCCTTGCCGTCGACCGCCCGAACACGCCGTTTAGGCAGATATCCGCCGGTTTCGGCCAAATAGAGGTCGCAGGCAGCCGACGAAAGCAGCTCTCCTTGTTGATCGACGAGCCGGACCGGTACGGAGGCATAGCCGTCGGCGGCAACCTGCAATGCATTTGTTGCCTCTATCCGCGGCAATACCGCCGACCGGGTTGCCTCGACCTCCTGCTCGACCGGGCTGTGGTCGATGATCAGCGGCCAATCGGGATGGGTCATGATGTGCAGGGCGCATTCGGCGAAGGTCGAGGACAGGAACGGCACATAGACGTGCAACGGCGCCGTCTCCATGTTTCGCGGACTTTCCTCCCGGTCCCGCCGGGTTATGGCTGTCTCGGCGAAACGGTTGAACCAGATCCCCAGCGGTTTCTGGATATCCAGCGGGTCGAGAGTGGAGCACCAGAACCCATAATCCGAGAACTCGCGGCGGCCCTGGATCTCGGCGAAGTCGAACGTGACCGGGGGCGAGATGACCAGATCCCGACCGGCCAGGATATCGGCGATTGAGGCCCCGTCGATTTTGCTTTCCTCGGAATGCGTGCCTTCAACCCATTGCCGGTAGACCGACGTGGTGAAGCCGCTTTCGGAAAGACTGAGGATGAAGCCGACCCGATAGCCAAGTCGCTTGGAGTAGGCGATGAGCATTGCGGCGCCCCTATCCCATGCAATTGCAGTTGCAGTTCTTGGTCGTGTAGAGGATCACCTGCGTCCCGCTGTAACTCAGCGAGACCGAGGTGTAATTTCCTGCGCCGTCGCCGCTGGCAGAGGTTCCGGCCGATTGCAGGGCCGTGTAGCTGGCGGCTTTGAACAACGTCGCCAGGTCGGCGCCGCTGGCGATCTGAAAGCCGGTGGCAGCGGCGCTGCCGCCGGACTTGAAAGTGGTTCCGGCAAGCGGGCCGGTCATGGTGTCGCCGGTCTTGGCGACGCGGGTGGACAGATCGATGGCCGGCAGCACGGATGCGGGGAGCTTGCCGTCGGCCAGGACGTCGGGAATGGCGCCGGGGGCAGTACCGACATTGCGGGCCGCCACGCTGCCCAGCACGCCCGCCTGGATGTCGGCGGCCTGCACCTTGCCGCCGCCTTTCAGCAGCTTGCCGGTGGCGCCGTCGAAGCGGACGAGATCACCATCCGCCGCCCCGACGGGGCCGTTGACGTCGCCGCCGCCGACATAAAGCTCGTAAGCGTCGCCGGCCCCATTGACCCGGATTCCTTTGAGGGCATGGGCTGGGGCCACGTCGGGGATCTTGGCTGCGCGTTCCGAGGCGGTCGCCGCGCTGCCTGCCGCGGCAAGGGCGGAAGCCGAAGCGGCCTGGGCGCTGCCGGAAGCATCGGCGACCTTTTGGTCCAGTTCCGCCCGGCTGGCGGCGATAGCAGTCTCGTTGTCGGCGATGGTTCCGGCTACGGTCTTGATCGGGCCGTTCTCCGTCTCGACGGTATCGGCCGCATCGCCGTGGACGATGGCGTGCAGCTTGGCGCCGGCGGATGCCGCCTTGTCGACGGCCGCCTGCAGATCGGTCTGCATGGTCATGAATGGCTCCTACCAGGAGAGGGGACCGGGAAGACTGGCGTGGACCAGCTGATGCAGGCGATCGATGGTGGTGAACAGCGCCGCCATGTCGGAATCGAGCGCGATGGCCAGCGCGTCCTCGGTCAGCGTCGGTCGCTCGCGGATTTCCAGTTCGGAGGTGATCTCCCACAAGACACGGTTCGCCGGCCTCGCCTCGAACTGACGGGTGAAACGGGCCTCATGGGTGGTGAGCCCGATGCCGCCGAGCAGGTCGATCGCGAACCAGGCGCCACCCTCCTGGGCATGCCAGCGGTACCAAGCCTCGAACAGGGCGAACTGCTCCGGCTTCATCCGCCAGCGCACCGACAGGCGCGACGGCACTTGGGTGAATCGCCGCCTTTGCCGTGCCGGTCCCGCCTCCATTTCGGTGCGCAGGATTGCCTCGCCCGGGCGGATGCCGTAGCCCTGGATGGACGGCAGGGGCAAGGTGGCGGGCCAAGTGATCGTCATTTCCCTGTCGCGGCTTCGCCGCTCCTCGTCTCTTGGTTCATCGATAACTCCCCGCCGCCGGGTTAAGGCCGTAGCGGTGTTCCAGCACCGGGGCCATACCCTCGCCGCGGGAGAGACGGCGGCTGATCCGGCCCTCGATTTCCTCGACGAAGATGTCGATCTGGATGCGGCCATCCCCGCCTTGGCTCCATTGAGCCTTGGCTTCGGCATTGGCGGCGTTGTTGTGGACGGTGATCTGCACATTGGCGGCTTCAGGGCGGGCCAGGGCGGCCCCCAGCAAACGGTCGGCATTGTTCATCTGCCGAGGCGTGAAGATGCCTTCGCCGTCCTGGGCGATGATGGGCCGCTCGCCGCGCAGGATGCCGCCCGCATGGTAACGCGGCGCCGCAGACCACATGGTGGGATCGACCCGGCGGACGAAGGTCGGTCGTCCGCCGACCATGCCGCCGGAATGGAAGCCGCCGACCGGAGCCTCGGACATCAGCGGTCCGACGCTGGCGGCATTGTCATAGACCTGCACCGCGCCGGAACCGCCGGAGAAATAGCTGCCGATGCCGGTCAGCAGGCTGCCGAACAAGCCGCCTTCGGCCCCGCCGAAGAACGGTGTAACCACCGCCATGCGCCAGGCGGCCCGCAGGGCTTCTTCCGCCAAGGTATTGAACAAATCGCCCGCCGCCAGCTTGCCGGTCATGGCCCATTGCACGAAGGCGTCCTCGGACGATTTCAGCACGCCGTTCATCACCCGCTCGGCGGATGCGGCGGCATTGGTCGCTTCGTCGGCATAGGCCCGCACGGCGCGGATGGCGCCGTCTTGCCAGTCGCGGCTGGCGGCCAGCTTGTCCTGCTCCAGTTCCTGATAGCGGCGGGCGTAGGCTTCCTCTGACAAGGCGCCGCTGGTCCGCAATTCGTTCAGCTTGGCCAGTTCGTCCTTGAAGCGCAGGGTGGCGTCATAGGCCAGATTGGTCTGCTGGGCCTCGTCCTTGACCGCCTCGGCATACTGGCGCGACCGGGCGGCCCGATACTCGCCCACCTGGAGATTGTCCTCGGCCAGCTTGTGGCTGCGGGCGAACTTGGCCACGTCGGTGTCGATGGTGACGTCGCGGACCCGGGTGCGATCCCCGCTGCGCAAAGCCTCGGCCAGCCGAACCTGGGCGTCGATCTCGCGCTCCAGATCGGCAATGGCACGAGCCGCTTCGCTGTTGGCGCGGGACTTCTGCACCTGGGCATAGGAGGTCGCCAATTCGCCATTGGCGTCGGTCAGCCCCTTGGCAGCCTGCTCGGCCAGCCAATTGGTGCGTTCGGCCAGGATGATGTCGGCCACCGAGCCACGGGCCGTATCCGCAAGGCGATCATTGGCGGCACTTTCCTGCTCCAGCGAGCGGATCAGGCCGTTCTTCTGCTCCAACAGCTTGGCGTCATCGATCCGGCGGAGCGCCTGGTCATAGGCGTCGACGGCGACACCGCCGTTCTTGAAGGCGAATTCCAGCACCTTGGCGGCGCGGGCCGCGTCGATCTGGGCACGGCCACCTTCGCGGGCCGCCACGGCAAGGCGCTCCTGGCCACGGGCCTGGATGTCGAGGCCCAGAACCTCGGCCTGGGCCTGGGCGGACATTTCGCCCGCCCCCTTGGCCTGGGCCTCGCGGGCCAGCATGTCGCGGATTTCCTGCTCCTTGGCTGGGGTGCGATAGACACCACCTTGCTGGAACAACTCCTTCTCAAGCTGGCGAAAGCCCTTGGCCGCATCGTACTGGGCCTTGGCGCGCGCGAACTCTGCATTGCCTGCGGCCCGGGCCGCATTGAGCTTTTCCTGCCATTCCACCTCGAACTTCAGGTCGGCCAGCTTCTCCACATAGGTGGGCTCGCGCTGTTCGGCCCGGATCTGGTCGCGCTGCATCTTGGCATGGGCTTCCATGCCCGCCCGCTTGCGGGTGATCTCGTCGAGATCGTCGGAAATCACCTGGCGCTCGGCCAGCAGACGACGCAGTTCCTCGTTTTCCTGCTGGACCGCCTGCACCACCACCGAATGGGTGCCGGCGGGCAACGGCTTGTCGAGTGCCTGTTCGCCGCCAAGGGCAGCGATGCGCTTGTCCAGAGCGGCCAGGCGGACTTTCAGGGAATTGTCCCCCGGCGTCAGCGATTCCAGCGCTGCTGATCCGGCATTGGCGCCCCCCGACAGGATGCCGCGCAGCCAGGGAGCATTGGTGAATCCCTGCCAGGCGTTAGCCATGCGGGTGAAGGCCCGCTCGGCGGTGTCGGCGCTTTCCAGGGCCGCGGCATCAAAGCCCTTGAGCGCCTTGATCAGGGTGTCGCGGAAGAAGTCCGCCGTGACCTTGCCCTGGGTCACCATCTGCCGGAACCCGCCCGAGGGCAGCCCGGCGGCCCGGTCCAATGCCTGCAGCAGGCCCGGCATCGGCTCGACGATCTGGTTCAGTTCCTCGGCGCGGAGCGTCCCCGAGGACAGACCCTGGGCGAGGCCGAACAGCGATTGCTCCAACTGTTCGGAGGAAGCCCCCAGCGCGATGGCAGTGGACTGAAAGCCCTCCAGCAGCGCCCGGCTTTCGCCGGTGGTGATGATCCCGGCCTTCTGCAACGCGGCCAGCCGGGAATAGGCGCCAATCACCGTTTCCAGGGCGGTGCCGGTTTTCTGTGCCTGGGCGTAGAGATACGAGGTGGTTTCGGTCAGGGCCGCGGCGCCGACCAGACCTTTAAGCCGGGCCTCCAGGCTTTCCACCTTGATGGTGGACTCGGCCATGGCCCTGCCGAACAGGCCGATGGCCGCGCCCGCCGCCAGCCCGGCCGGACCCAGCGCCATCATCACCGAACCGATAGGGCCGAGGCGCGAGGCGAAAGCCGCCATGCCGCCCTGGATGTCCTGACTGGCGGCGTTGATCGCCAACAGCGACTTGGAGGCGGGTTGCGCGGCCCCCTCGATCCGGGTCAACGCCTTCTGGCCATCTTCGCCCAGTTTCAGCAGGGCACGGCGGACGGTTTCGCCGTCCTGCAGAGACAGGCGGATGGAGACGGACTTGGTGGCCATGGGGTCAGGTCTCGGTTTGCGTCTTCATCGCCCCCGTCACCATCCCCCGCTCGGCGAAAGGCAGCAGCCGCGCCAGCAGGGGCTGGTCATAACCGAGTGCTTGGGCCTGGATCAGCAGAGCCGGAAGATCGAGGCCGGTGATGCCGCCGCGCGGGCCAAGGCGGATCGTGCCGATATTGCCGGTCAGCAATTCCCAGGTTTGCCAGCCTGCTTCGGTCAGGGGGGCGTTTCGGTCGTAGGGGCAGTCGCAGCCTCCTCCGCAGCCTCGGCAGTATTCCGGCCCACCGCCGAAGTGCCATTCGGCGCGGGCCTGGAGACGTTTCCCTCGGCGATGACCGCTTCGTGGGTTTCGGTGTATTGGACCACGAAGGACTCGGCCATGCGGGGAAGCTGCATCAGTTCGGCGATAGCCGCGTCGGTGACCTCCGCCGGTTGATCGGCCTGGTCCAGCACGCCCTCCCACTTGGTGATGGCGGAACGGGCCAGACCTTGGGCAAACAGCATTTGCGACAAGCCGGCCAGGGCGTCCTCGTCGGACAGATCCGGCAGGCCGGTGATGTCGGCCCCGGCCGCCTTCAGATCGGCATGTTCGGCGGCGATGGCGCGGGCCATGCGCCACCCCCGCGACCGGGCAGCCTCGTACACCGCCGTGGTCAGAGGACGGACGAACACCCGCACCCCATGGGGTAGATCGATCCAGTAGGGTTCCTTAGGGATGGTCAGGCGGATCATGATCAATACCCCGCCACGTCGTTGACCAGGGTGACGCGGAGCAGATACCCCGCCACCGGATCGCGAGCCGCCCGCCAGTCGTAACTGGCCTGGATGCCGCCGGGGCCTTTGATCTCCTGCTTCTTCTTGGGCAAGAAGACGCGGGGCAGATGGAAGGTCAGGGCGAAGGCCGAACCGGGGATGGTGAAGCCATATTCCATCGCCACCGGGCTCTCGGCGGCGATGGCGGAAGTCAGCGTGGTGTCGGTGCCGAAGCGGATGTCCACCGAGCCTTCGGCGGTGGCCTCGGTTTCGTCGACGCCGTCGATCAGCCCGTCGGCGCGGATGGTCTCGACCCGCTCCAGGTTGTTGGAGATGCTGAGCTTGCCGCCGGTAACGTTTGCCAGTTGGCCGCCGCCGACCCGGATGGTGCCGCTGCCCTGGCTGAACCTTTTCAGTGGGAAGCTGGCCGGGGTGGCGTCGATGGTGGTGGCCAGTTCGGCTTCGCCCTGGGCGATGACGCTGATGCTGCCGTTGGCCGCACCGCTGCGGGCCATATCGAAGGACAGCTTGTCCAGCTTGGCGCCGCCATGGCGAAAGAACTTCGGTACGGCCAGTTGGGTGTGGCCGATCTCCAGGGCCAGGCTGGGCAGCGTGCCGCCCGAGGTGAACACATGGGTGAAGCCCGTATCGGCATCGCCCGTGGTGGTCGGGGCACCGAACAGGCCCTTCAGCCAGAAGCCGAGCGCCCGAACATCCAGCGGCACGCCGATATCGCCCTCGTCCTTGATCGCCTCATAGAACGGGTCCTGGGCATCGCGGCCCTGGCCCAGCAGCGGGTCGTAGCCCAGCGGGCGCTCGGCGCCTAAGCTGCATTCCTTGAACGACAGCCGGGTGTAGCCGTCCGCCGGAAGCACGCCGTAGCTCGCCTCGAAGGCAGCCAGCAGCACGCAATCGGCGCCGTAAGCGCGCGTCTTGCCCATGTCGAAACTCCGATTGGAAAGGATCAGACCAACGGGTCTGGGCTGCTGTAATGGATGGTGATGTTCACCGTGGCGCCGCGTAAGGAAGCTGCCCCGTCGATGGCGAGGCCGGATGTCTTGGGGGCGCCCCAGTCCAGCCATTCCGCCAGACCGTCGAGGGAGCGATCGGTGGACAAGGCCGCGCCCACCGCCATCAGCAGGGAGTCGAGGGCGGCACTGTCGTCGTCCTGGCCGCGCTGGAGGATGACCTCGATCTCGGCCTGGTGTTCCCACAGGTAGGAGACCGGCGACAGCATTACCTCGGGGTCGCCAGGATCGCCGTCGCGCAGGATAATCAGCCCACCGGCGGTGACTGTTTCGGGCAACGGCGCTTCCCGCTTGGCGGTGGCGCCGGGCACCGTTTCCAGCCGCGCCAGCAGGGCGACGAGGATCTGTTCGCGGACGCTGGGCATGCTTTCCCGACCTCGATAACTGCTCATGCGGCGAATGGCGCAAAATTCTCCGCAACATGTGCGGTGAATTGCGTTGCTGCCTGCGGCGAATGACGCCATATTCTCCGTAACTTCTGCGGAGAAATGCCGTGTACATCTGGAGGGAAGACGACTGGCCCCAATTTCGCTGGGATGCCGAAGCGTTGCTGATGCCCCTGGCGGACGCCCGCCACAAGCAGGGGCATCTGCTCGGCCANGGAGAAATGCCGTGTACATCTGGAGGGAAGACGACTGGCCCCAATTTCGCTGGGATGCCGAAGCGTTGCTGATGCCCCTGGCGGACGCCCGCCACAAGCAGGGGCATCTGCTCGGCCAGATGCAGCGTCTCGGTTTCGACCTTCAGTGCGAGGCGGAACTCCGGGCCACCACCGAAGACGTGATCAAGACCTCGGAGATCGAGGGCGAACGGCTGGATATGGCCAGCGTCCGCTCCTCGGTGGCCCGGCGGTTAGGGCTGCCGGACGGCGGCGTGCTGCCCCCAGATCGCAAAATCGACGGCATTGTCGAGATGATGCTCGATGCCCTGCGCAACCATACGATCCCCCTGGCACAGCAACGCCTCTTCGGGTGGCATGCCGCGCTCTTCCCGACCGGGTGGTCCGGGCTGCACAAGATCACCATTGGCGACTGGCGCACCGACAGTGCCGGCCCGATGCAGGTAGTGTCCGGCCCGATTGAACGACCCAAGGTCCATTATGAAGCCCCACCGGCCAATCGGGTCGGGAGCGAAATCGAGCAGTTTCTGGCATGGTTCAATCAAACCCCGCCAATGGACGGCCTGCTGCGCAGCGCCATCGCCCATCTGTGGTTCGTGACAATCCACCCGTTCGACGACGGCAATGGCCGCATTGCCCGCACCATCGCCGATCTCGCCCTGGCCCAGATGGAGGGCACTGGCCAGCGCTTCTACAGCATGTCGGCCCAGATCCAGCGGGAACGCAGCCAGTACTACGAAATCCTGGAGCGGACCCAGCGCGGCAGCCTCGACATTACCGCGTGGCTGTCTTGGTTCGTCCAATGCTATGGCCGCGCCATCGATGCCGCCGAAGTGGCGGCCCAGGGCGTGCTGGGCAAAGCCGAATTCTGGCGGCGCTTCACCTCCGAACCGATGTCAGCCCGCCAGAAGGCCGTCCTCAATCGCTTCATGGACGGATTCGAGGGCAACCTTTCCGCCAAGAAGTGGGCCGCCATCGGCAAATGCTCGGTCGATACCGCCCAACGCGACATCAATGACCTTCTGGATCGAGGCATTCTGGTCCGCAATCCGGGCGGCAGCAAACGCACCAGCTATAGCGTGGCCGGGATGCCGCCGGTTACGGACCCTAATTCCGCCAATTCCTGACGATCAGCTCCGGCAGCGCCGAAGTCCACCGCTCGGCGGCGGCGTTGACGTCCAGTCGCTTTCGCAACGAGACCTGCGGCACCAGGATGAACATCACCACGGTGGCCAGCCCGCGTCCGGTGCGGAGCGCCGAGGTGCTGCCCTTGGCGAAGCCTCCCCGTTTGCCGGTGCGGGCCCGCATGTTTTCGGCCACCAGCAGCGACGGCGCGCCGCGGCGGTAGATGAAGCGGAGCCGCCCCCCGTGCATCTGTTCCCACAGGCCCGGCGTCATGGGTTTGCCCCGTGCCCCTTTGCCTGCCGCATCGGTGGGGATCGCCAGCCAGAAGCCATGCCTGGACTTGATCACCGCGCCCTGGTCGAAGGCACGGATGATGGTGGGGGCCTTGGTGAAGACGAAGCCCGCCGCCTTGATGCTTTTCCGGCCCTTGGGATAAAGCTCGGCCCGCCAGGTGTTGGCAAGCCGCTGGCCCATTCCCGCCTCGGTGATCTGGCGGCGGAGATCGGCCTTCAGCCCGTCCGCAGCCTGACGCATGGCGGCGGTGACGGCGTCCTCGGCGGCCTTGACCTCCTCGGCCATGATCTTGCGCAGATCGCCCGTGATGGCTGCCGCCAGTTTCATGCCGGTCTCGTATCCAGGATCCAGATCAGCCGCTCGGCATCCAGGCGGGGTTCGCCCTGGACGACGAAACTGTCGCCGTCATGGTTGATGGTGTCCCCCGCCTGGGGAGCCGGAACCTCGCGGCGCCGGACCTCGAACGCCGCCGTCCCCGTGTGGACGGTGATGTCGGAGAACTCGATGTCGCGGTCGGGCCGCCGCACCAGGGCACGAATGGACCGGCCCTGGTAGCTGACGGTGACAGCCATGTTCGGATCGGCGAACAGGTCGTCGAAGGCGGCGGCGAACGCGGTCATCAATTGCCCGAGAACAGGCGCACGGCCAGACGCGGGCGCTTGTTGACTGGCAGGATCGACGCCTCGGTCTTGACGTCGATGGCGCTGCCGTCCTGGCGGGCAAGCTGCCGGGCGTACATGGGCACGCCCAGGGTGTTAACCGTCTCGATCAGATTGGCGGGGGCGCCATAGGTGACGAAGGTGTCCATGGTGCCCAAAGGAAAGGCGATGCCCTCGCCCGGCGGGATCAGGGTTTCCGTCGCACCGGTCGAGAGGGTGACGGTGGCGCTGTATTCCTCGAACACCATGCCGGCGAAGGGGAAACGGCGGCGCACGTCTTCCCGCAGCGGCTGGGCGCCGGTCGAGGAGAAATATTGGTACGCCTGCTCGACCTTGGCATGGCCGATCAGCTTGTCGAAGAATTCCGGGCTGACCAGGGCCAGCACGCCGGTCATGGTTTCGCCCTTGAGTTCCGTCTCCACCTTGCGCAACACGTCGCGGATCTTGGCCTGGACGTTGGTGGTGGCGGTGCCCAGGGCGAAATCCACCTGCTGGCGGGCGAGGCCGAACTCGCTGAAGTAGTCGTACAGGGTGGACCCGCCGCCGTCGCGGACCACGCCCTTCAGCGCGTTGACCTCCATGAATTCCCGCGTCTGGGCGTGCTTGCTCCGCATGCGGGTCAGCTTGCGCTCCATGACGGTGGCCAGCGGATCGGCGGCATCGGCGACGCCGAAGCCGCGCACGCCCTGGACGTCCTGCGGCGTGATGGAATCGTCATGCGGGATCCACGGCACCGTGAAGGAGCGCATGGACCGGGCGTCGCGGTTGGCGACGGTGGCCGGGCCGCCCAGCGGCACGGTGGGCAGCAGGTTGAGGACACCTTCGGCCTGCTCGATGATGACGCTGCGCTGGGTGACGCTCTCGAAGCGGAACAGTCCCATCTGGCCCAGCCGGGTGTACAGGTTGGGCAGCAAGTTGATGGCCTGGGTCATTTCGGCGAGCGAATAGCCGCCCGCGTCAAAGGGATTGATGATGGCGTTCATGTGTTCCTCGGTGCGTCAGGCGGTGGTGCGGGCGACGAGGCCCAGGGCAGAAAGCTGGGTGATCTTGGCGGCGCGTTCGGCGGGTTGATCAACCGAGTCATCGAAGGCCAGGACGCTTTCGGCCAGGATGACCGGCCCACGGGCGGCGATCAGGCCGGTGACGGCGGCATCGGTGGCATCCACCGCGTCCAGCAGCACGGCGATGGCCACCTCGGCACCTTCGTCACCGACCACTTCGGCGGCGGGCGACAGGCGGTATTCACCGCTGGCGGTGATGCGGCCCAGCACGGAACCCAGGGGATAACTGGTCCCCGCCTTCAGCGTCACGGTCTCGCGGGTGTAGCTGGCGTTCAGTTCGAACTTCAGCAGATCGCCCAGGGTGGGAGAGGCAACGAGGACAGGCATGGTCAACCTCCGTGACGGCTGGCAGCGTCACGGGCTCGCCGGACGATGGGGCTTTCGGTTTCGGCCTTGGGCGTGGCCGCCGCCGGGGCAGCGGCCACCAAATCGGCCGCATCGGAGCGGGCGGCCAACTGATCCAGCACCGTGCGGCGCAGGGCCTCGGGCCGGATGCCCTTGGCCAGGGCGTCGGCTGCGTCGATGGCGATGCCCAGACGGGTGGCCTGGGCGGCGATGGCGCTGATCTCGGAATATTCGGCCCGCAGGCGCTGCTCCAGATCGGCATTGCCCTGAATAGGAAGCTGCTGCGGCACAGCAGCGATCACGGGGGTGTCCCCCGTTTGCTCGGACATGGTGGTCTCCTTGGGTTTGGGCAGAACGGGGGAGGAAATGGACGAACGCGCCAGCACGGCGCCGAGATCGGCCAGGGCGACACGCAGGGTGCCGACCTTGTCGGCCAGCCCGGCGGCCACCGCCTGGTCGCCGCGATAGACCGCCGCCTCGGTGGCGCGGATGGCTTCGGGCGGCTTCTTGCGGCACTTGGCGACCAGATCGACGAACCGGCCATAAAGGGCATCCACGTCGGCCTGGAGAGTGACGCGGGCACCGTCGGACAGCGGCTGGTGGGGATTGCCGTCCACCTTGCACGCCCCGGCATGGACGAAGGTCCAGGCCAGACCGGCTTGGGCGTCGGCAGCGGATTCGTCCACATGGACCGCCACCACACCGATGGACCCGACCTCGCCGGTCTGGGTGACGTAGAGGCGGTCGGCGACACACGCGATGGCATAGGCCGCCGACAGCGCCGCCTCGTCGGCCACCGCCCAGATGGGCTTGCCGCACTGGCTGCGGATGGCCTGGATGTGGTCGACCAGATCGAACAGGCCGCCCACCTCGCCACCGGAGGAATCCACGTCCAGCAGGATGGCGCGGATGCCGGGATCGGTGGCCGCCGCCTCGATAAGGTCGGCAATGTCGGAATAGGCTGTCAGCCCGCTGGCGGCCCCCAGGTATCCCGACCGCGCCACCAGGGTGCCGATCACCGGCACGATGGCGATGCCATCGGGCGTCACCGCCATTTCGGCGGAGGGAGCCGCATCAGCATCAAAGGACAACGCCTGTCCGGCCAGCCGGGGACCGAGGGCGCCCAGGATCACATCCAGCTTGGCGCGGGCGACCAGCAGCGGCGTCCCGTACAGACGGGCCGCGATATGGGGCAGATCGTGCATGGAAAATCCTTAGTTCGGAGCCGCAGGCATGGGCGGTGGGTTGCCGAGAACCAGCCCCAACCGCTGTTCACGGGCCTTATCGGCGGCGATTTCGGCATCCACCTGTTCGGCGTCGAAGCCGCGCTCGGCCAGGGCCTGGGTGCGGCTTTTCAGGCCCGCCTCGATCTGCTCGATCTCGGCGCGGGCATCCTTCAGCGGATCGACCCAGTCCCATTTCGGCGGTAGCCAGGAACAGGCGATGAAGCTGGCCCGGTTCGGCTCATAGCCCTTGAGGGCCAGGGCACCGGCCATCACGGCGGTATCCATCCACCGCTGCCACACCGCCCGGCAGAGCTGGAACACCATGACGGCGTGCTGCCAGGCGTCGATACGGCGGCGGAATTCCAACAGGGCTAGGCGAGAGTTGGAGTAATTGGCCTTCAGCATGTCGTTGGACAGGTAGGCGTAGGGCACACCCAAGGCGGCGGCGATCTGCAACAGCGTCCGGTACTGGAACGCCTCATACGATCCGCCCACATCGGCCGGGGCAGAGGTCTGGATCTCCTCTCCCGGTTCCAGCATCACCACCTGGCCGGGCTGGACGTCCATGGTGCGGTCGCCGGAACCGCCATCTTCGGCGATGTCGAAGGTCTCACCGGGGCTGGGGGTGGTGACGAACAGCGCATACATGGCCGCCACCTTCTTGCGGTCCAGTTCGGCGTCGTCGTACTGGTCGAGCAGGAACAGCTTGACGATGGCCGGGGCGAAGCGGGACACGCCGCGCAACTGCCCGGCATCGACCGGGTCCATGACGTGGACGATCTCGGAGGCCGGAATCCGCACCGTCTCGCCCGCCAAACCGGGATCGGTGCAATCGCCGGGATGGCGGCGCAGGAAGTGATAGGCGACGCGGCGGCCGATGCGGTCGAACTCGATCCCCTGCCGGATGACATTGCCGGAGGGCAGCGTCTCGTTGCGGGTCAGCGGCAGCATTTCCGAGGGCAGCATCTGCAATTGCAGCGGCACCGACAGGCCGTCCTCGGGCCGGCGCGGACGGAAGCGGAAGAACACCTCTCCGGTGATGAACACTTCCCGCGCCGCCCGGCGTTGCAGGCCGTAGAAGTCGGTCAGCCCTTCGGCATCGGCCTCGTCGGTCCAGGCCAGCCACAGCTTCTGCACCTGGGCCTTCATGGCGGGATCGGCGATCAGCGAGGACGGCTTGATGCCGGCGCCGACCACGTTGCCCGCCCAGCTTTCGATGGCGTTGGCGGCATAGCCGTTGTTGCGGACCAGATGCCGGGCACGCGCCGTGATGTCCGGCCCGGCGGCAGCGATCAAAGTGTTGACGTGGGCGCGGCTGGGCTGGAACCCCTTGAGGCGGCGATTTCCCAGGCCCGCCTCGAATCCGCCGATGAAAGCGCCCACCTTGCGGCGCAGAGCCGACAACATGGTCACAGCCCCTTGGTGGTAGCCACCGTCAGGATGCGGCGGCGGGGCTTTCGGCCTTCCAGCACAGCGATGCGGCGGTCGAGATCGGCCACCACATGGTTGGCCTGGGCGAGATCGTACTGGACGGTGCGGTCGCCGACGGTGACGCGGGCCACCAGCGAGTTGCGCCGCGCCATCACGCGCTCGCGCTCGCTCTTCATCTCGTCCAAGGTCATGAGCGGAGTCCTCTGGTTGATGCGGCAGTTCCGCCCGCATAGGCTGCTTCCGGGCTGACGGAGAGCGACGGGTGAACGTGCGACAAGAATCGCGTTGTTTCGTCTATGTGTTGGGCAGTCCTGGCCGCACCTATGTCGGCTGGACAGTCGATCTGGAGCGGCGACTGGCCCAGCACAACGACGGCACGGGGGCGCGATCCACGCGCGGTCGCCGCTGGTGTTTGCTGTACGCCGAGGCTTACGCCACTCGCCCCGAGGCGATGAGCCGTGAATGGTTTCTCAAGCGTGACCGCAAGTTACGGCGCAGCTTGGCCCTCAACGCAGACCTTCATCCCATGTAGCTGGAATGAAAAACCCGCCGGGGGCGGCGGGTTGCTGGGCGGCGGATCTGGCCCGCCTGGGATTCAATGGTTTCGGTCTGGCCGGTGTCGATCACCGCCACCTGGGCCTCAAGATCCCGCCATTTGGCCTCGGGCCAGCGGTCGGCCCCGGCGATCCAAGCGGCGGCGCGGGCATAGACCCGGCAATCCAGCGCCTCGTTGCGCTCCCTGAGCTTTTGCCATTCGAGTTTCGAGAAACCGCGGCGGTTCTTCACCGTCACCAACTGCTCGGCGACGAATTGCTTGCACCACTCAGAGTCCGCCCACGATGGCAGATGTACCGTTCCGGCCGGGTAACGGGCGCCTTCGGATAATTCCTCGTCGGTGGGGCGCTCCAGCCGCAGATAGCGGTAGGTCTCCGCCTTGAAGGTGGAAACCGCCACCGTCCACAGCTTGGCGCCGCGCCTGATCTTCTTGCCGCCCTCTGTGGCATCCACCAGGGTGGGGCCGGACACCGGGCTGGAGCGGTTGAAACCTTCCACGCCCTTGACCGGCGAGACCTGGGCGACGCCCATCCGGCGAGCCCAGGTATAGACCGCCGAGGTCTCGTAGCCGGTATCCACCGCCAGACGGGCGATCTTGAGGGCGACACCGCTGGCGTGTGGCCAGGTGCGACCGAGGATTTCCTCCAAGGCTGCCCAGATCTCGGCCTTCTCCGGCCCGCCATCGATGACCATGTGGTCGATCAGCCAGCTTTCCAGCCCGCGTCCCCAGGCCCAGACATCGATCTCGATTCGGTCCTTCTGGACGTCGGCTCCGGCGGTGAGGAACAGCCCGCCTGCCGGTACCGTGCCCGGACCCCAAGTCTCGCGGCGGTCGTAGAGCCGCTGCCAATCGGGTGCTTCGCCGGATTCAACCCAGGTTTCGCCGAGCACAGTGTTCTTGAACACCCGGAGCGCATCGTCATTGCCCTGGGCGGCTTCCCATAACCGGGCAATCTCCCGCCAGGACTGCCATCCGGGCGGCGAATAGAGCGCCGAGATGTGGAAGCCGATCAGCATCGGGTCGGTACTGGTGGCCGTGGCCCGCCATTGTCCCGCCGCCAGCATGGCGGCCTTATGGTGTTCGCGGATATCCTGGCCGCAAGCTTCGCAGACATAGCGGACGCTGCCCGGCTCGCCCTTATCCCAGCGCAGCCGCTCGAATTTCAGCCACTGCATCGCCCCACAATGGGGGCACGGGACGAAGAACCGGCGCTGGTCGCTGACCTCGAATTCCCGCTCGATGCGGGACATGCCGCGGATGGTCGGCGTCGAGGCCAGGAACACCTTCCGGCGATGTGCAAAGGTGAGCGACCGCGCCTCGGCCAGTGCCACCGGATCGCCTTCCTCGTCGGCCGACGCCGGATAGGCGTCCACCTCGTCGAGGAACAGGTAGCGGGCAGGCATGGAACGCAGGCCCACCGCGCTGTTGGCGCCGGTCAGCACCAAGGTGCCGCCGGGGAAGTCCTTCGACAGCATGGTATTGCCGGCGTCCCGCGACCGGGCCGGTTTGACCCGCTCGCGGATGGCCGGGCTTTCGTCGATCAGCGGGTCGATGCGCTGCCGCGACGCCCGCTTCGCCATCTCCACCGTCGGCTGGACGCACAGCATCGGCCCCGGCGCATGGTGGATGACGAAGCCGATGAAACAGCACCCGGCTTCGGTCGCCCCCACCTGGGCGGCTTTCATGAACACCACCCGCTGCACCGGACTGGTGGGTGACAGCGCGTCCATGATGTCGCCCATATAGGGCGTACGAGCCGTGCGGTACCGGCCCGGTTCCGCCGAGGCCCGGCTCGACAGCATGCGGTGCTGGTCGGCCCATTGGGACACCGTCAGCAGCGGATCGGGCCGCATGCCGTCGCACCAAGCCGCCAAGATCTGCTCCGCGCCGTCGAAGTCACCGGAATTCCGGTTTGAGATCGGCAAGCTCATTCAGATGCGCTCTCACATGGGTTTCCAGCAGCACCTGCATGGTGTGCGGCTCGATCCCGGCCTCCGCCGCCATCTGACCGGCGACGCGGGCGGGCCAGGTCACCCAGGCATCGCGTTCCTGGCGGGCCAGCTTGAACACCAGGGCCAGAGCATTGGCGCGGTCGATGACCTCGTCTTTCAGGCGCTGGACCTGGATGCGGGCCTTCTGCGCCTTGGCCACCTCGTGGGCGGTGCGGGCCTGATTGAAGTTGGTGCTCGCAGAGGGCAAAGCATCGCGCAGGGGTGGCGATGAAGGAGCCGCCTGGATTGGCGGAATCGGCGCGGTCTTCTCCAGTAGGGGTGCCGGAGCCTTGCGGGCAGGATCGGTCTGGGCATCCCAGGCAGCGTCAGCCTTGGCCGGGTCGATGGTGCCGTCCGGCTCCTGCGGGATGCGTCCGGCCTTGGCGGCCCGCAGCACCGAGACGTGACTGACCCCGCGATGCCGCGCGTAGGCGCGTATCGACAGCCCCATGACGGGAACTCCGAGAAAGCAATGAAATGATCGACTTATCGGGTTGATGTCATCGCCCGACAGAGCGATGGATGTCCCCACGAACAGCGGGGACCGAATGATGAGCTTGCCGACCACCAACAGCGAATGGGGCTTTTTTGGCACCATCCGCCATCACGCCGACCAAGCCAAAGCCTGGAACATTGCGATGACCGCGATTCAGGCTGCCACAGGCTGCCCCGACCATGCGGTCAGGGATTTTCTGGACAGCACCTCCGGGCGTCATTTCGCCGACGACATCGCCAACGGGCTCTTTGCCGGACAAACGCTGGAAGTGGCCACCGAGGCGGCGGTGAGCCGCTGGATGGGCTGGAAGAACAGCCGCCGCACCTCGCGCGACACCGGCATCCCCAGCGGGCTGCCCTACCTGACCGGCTTCGTCGCCCACTTCGAGATCATGGCCGACGCCGATTGATCGGCGGTTATTCCCTCCGCCCCGATCGGCTTCAGGCTGGCGGGGCTTGGGGTGGTACAGGCGGCGGGATTGGCCCGCGCCATCCTTGGAGGACCACCCCATGACCCAGCTTTCCGACACATGGCGTAATCGGTAAACGGCTCTTCTCCCGCTTCGACTGCGTGGGCGATGTAACGTTGCCCGAAGAGTTTGGCCAAAAAGGGGAGAACGACGATGTCGCATTATGTCGGGCTGGACGTTTCACTGAAAGAAACGAGTGTATGTGTCATTGACGGTTCTGGACACGCTGTCTGGCGAGGGACATGCCGATCCGAGCCAGACGCTATGGCCGCTACGATCCGCAAACGAGCGCCTGAAGCGGAACGAGTGGTTCTGGAAAGCGGAATTTTATCGACATGGCATTGGCACGGGCTCAAGGAGCTTGGCATCCCCATCGTATGTGTTGATGCTCGCCAAGCAAAGGCTGCGCTGTCGGGACGACCGAACAAAAGCGACGAGTTGGATGCCGAGGGACTCGCGCAATTAGCGCGAACCGGCTGGTATGCTGAAGTCCGGGTCAAGAGCCTAGACAGTCACAAAATCCGCTCAGCCCTGGTTGCACGTGCGAAATTGGTTGGATTGAAGCAAACCCTGTCGAATACAATCCGTGCGCTATTGAAAACATTCGGCCTGTTTACAAAGCGATCGAATGGGAAAGGTTTTGCAGAAACTGTCCGCAGTCACATCAGTGATGAACCATTGCTTGGGAAAGGCATTGAGGCACTTCTCTCCTCGTGGGAGAGGATCTCGACGGAAATCAAAATCCTAAACAATCTTCTGACCGGCGTTGCACGCCGAGATCCGCTTTGCCGACAAATTCTGATGACGGCACCCGGTGTCGGGGCAATGACGGCGCTGGCATTCAAGACAGTGATTGATGACCCGGGAAGATTTCAGCGTGGCGAAGAGGTTTCCGCATATCTCGGCTTGGCCCCCAAGCGCCACCAGTCTGGTGAGGTTGATCGCATGGGAAGAATAAGTAAATGCGGCGACGCACTTCTTCGGAGTTATCTATTCGAAGCAGCGACCGTCGCGATGTCCCGAATTCGTCGCGAAAATTCTCCGGCAGCGTGGGCAAAAATGCTTTGCAAGAGAGTTGGAGCGGCAAAGGCTAGAGTGGCTCTTGCCCGGAAACTCGCTGTGATTTTATTCAGCATGTGGCGGACAAATAAGCCGTTTCGCTGGTCCACACCACACCCCGTGCCGACAGCGTAGAAATAAAAAACGGATTGCTCTGCAGGAGTTCTGAGTTCTGCCCTTGGCGGAAAGGTGTCCCAGAGGGACGGAGCCTCGGTGACCGCGTTACGCCTGGATGTCGTCTCCAATGCTGACCAGCAACGGCAGAACTGACGCCCGATACATGGCGGCACCGACGTTCCATCGAAAGGCCATTATGAAGCGGTCATGGTACCGACTTCGGAGAGAACCAGGTCCCCAATGGTGCATTGTTCACAAGGAAAAGACAAAGGGCGGAGAACCAGACGTTGACACCGATTAGAGAACCCAAGCCGTCATCCTCACTGCCGCCTGCGCCCGCGAGGGCGGCTTCCTGCTGCCGGTCACCGCTGCCTTGAAGGGCGGCGCGGTGAACATGGTGCTGAACAGCCTGATCAAGAAGGAACTGGCCGAGGAAATTCCCGCCGAACCCGGCGCCCCGGTCTGGCGCGAGGACGAGGACGGCAATGCGCTGACCCTGCGGGCTACGTCCGCCGCCTATGGGGCGTTGGGCATTGTCGCCGACACGGGCGCGGACACGGGCTCGGAAGAGGAACCGGCAACGGACATGGCCGACCAGCCGGAAACCTCGCCCGAAAGCCCGGACACCGCCACGGAAGGCCAACCCGTCCGCAAGATGCGCCAGGGAACCAAGCAGGAAGCCCTGATTGTCATGCTGAAGCGCCCCGAGGGGGCCAGCATCGCCGAGATCATGGAGGCCACCGACTGGCTGGCACACACGATTCGCGGGGCCATCGCCGGGGCATTGAAGAAGAAGCTGGGCCTGACGATCACCAGCGAGAAGGTCGAGGGTCGGGGCCGCACGTACAAAATCGCCGATTAGGAGACGCCCATGCCCCGATATAGCGTGATCATCACCCGTGACGTTACCGAAAGCACCGTCATTCAAGTCGAGGCCGAAACACCGGATCAGGCCGAGACGGCAGCCTTCGAGAAGCTGTTTGAGAGCGCCGACACCGAATGGGAACTCGATGAAGGGTCCTGGAACAAGGGCGATTCCTACGTCACCGGTGTGGACGAACTGCCCTGATGGCGCTCGATTTCGGTCAGAACCATCAGGGCTTGATCGAGGGCCGGCATATCACCGGCCCTTGATGCACGGTCCACCTGTGTCTTGGCCACATCGAGAGCGGCCCGACCATAGTGATCCATCAGGTCACTGGCGGCACGGGCCACTTGCTCGGGATTGACCGCCATGACTTACAGCGACTTCTTCAGGGTGGCGGCCGCGCTGAATTTCATCGTCGTGGAGGCGGCGATTTCGATGGCCTCGCCGGTCTTGGGATTACGGCCCTGACGCGCGGCGCGTTCGACCTTGGCAAAAGAGCCGAACCCGGCCAGACGAAAGCTGCCGTCGACCTTCACGCCGTCGACGATGGTGGTCAACACCGCATCGACGGCGGCATCGGCCAGAGCGGCGGTGCATCCGGTGGCTTCGCGAATGGATTTGGACAGCGCAGACTTGCTCATGTAATCCCCCTCAAGATTGATTTAGCCGGGCAGCATAAGCAAACGTCCGACGCATTGTCACCGCAGGCGTTCAAACAACCTTCGAAGCAGGTAGCTTCGTAGCAAAGATATCACAGTGAAAGCTGCGCCAATGGCCAGATCATCGGCCAGGGCGATGTGGACGCCGAATATCGGGAACACCACCAACTGGGTCGCGACCGCGATGCCGTAGCCGATCGCCACGTTGACGACGGCCTCGGTCAGGGACATGCGGCGGCTTTGTCGCATTTTTTAATCCATTGAATTTTATCGATTAATCGACTTGATAAGCCTGCGGAACAGAGCGTTATTGGCCCCCGCACAATGGAGGCCAAGAGCATGAAGACCCGAGACCAAGCCCTGACCGAGATCGCCACCCAGATCCTTGGCTTCGAAACCCTGGACACTCGCAAGAGCGACCGCCTGGACTTCCACGAACTGGCGGTTTGGCAGATCAAGGCGGCCCTGGAAGCGGCCTACGCCGCCGGCCAGAAGGCGAAGTGATCATGGCCCTGACCGTCCGCCCCACCGCCGCCCTGAAGGCCCATCCCCAGTGGTCGCAAAGCGACTTCGAATACTTCCGGGGCAAGGGCTACAGCAACCAGCAGATCCTCGAATTCTGGGAGCGCGACATGCGCTTGGGGTGCAAACCGGTGAACTGGAAGCCCACCGACTGCAAGCACCAGACCTCGCTGCGCCGGATCACCCGGCGCTGATCACCTTTCCCGCAGCGATTTCCTCGAAGCATCGGCCATCGCCATCCAGGGTGGCCTTCTGCCCGGTCAGTTTCTGCCAGCGCTCGACAATCACGTCGGTATAGGCCGGGTTCAATTCCATGGCAAAGCAGATACGGCCCGTGGTCTCGGCGGCGATCACCGTGGTGCCGCTGCCCGCGAACGGCTCGTACACCCCGTCGCCCTCGGCGCTGTTGTTGAGGATCGGGCGGCGCATGCATTCCACCGGCTTCTGGGTGCCGTGGACCGTGGCCTCGTCTTCATCACCGTTATTTCCAATGGCCCAAACGGTAGCCTGATCGCGTGCCCCCTGCCAGTGGCCGGTGCCATTCTTGCGCACGGCGTATAGGCAGGGCTCATGCTGCCAGTGGTAATCGCCACGCCCCAGAACGAAGCGATTCTTCGACCAGATGATCTGGGCGCGAATCTTGAAATCGTTAGCCTCCAGGCTGTCGGCCACAATCTTGGCGAAGATGGCCGCGTGCCAGACATAGGCCACTTCGCCGGGGAACAGCGCCCAGGCTTCTCGCCAGTCGGCGCGGTCGTCGTTGGCGACCTTGCCGGTGCGGGCCGAGGACGACACCCCGGCTTCATTCCGCCAGGTGGGATCGTATTCCACCCCGTATGGTGGATCTGTGGTCATCAGGTGTGGCTTGGCCCCAGCCAAAAGGCGCTCCACATCGGTGGCGCTGGTGCTGTCACCGCATAGCAGGCGGTGACGACCCAAGATCCACAGATCGCCCGGCCGCGTCACCGGGTCGGCAGGTGGCTCGGGGATTTCGTCTTCACCGGCCTCGCCATCCCCGTCGCCTTCGTCGTCGAGAGGCGCCATCAGGGCGTCCAGTTCCTCGGTGGAGAAGCCGATCAGATCGAGGTCGTAGCCCTCGGCATTGAGCGCGTGCAGTTCCGCCGCCAGGGTTTCGTCGTCCCACCCAGCGTTCAGGGCCAGCTTGTTGTCGGCCAGGATGTAGGCGCGGCGCTGGGCCTCGGTCAGATGGTCGAGAATGACCACCGGCACGGTATCGAGGCCAAGCTGTTTGGCGGCGGCCAGTCGGCCATGCCCAGCGATGACGTTGCCCTGGCTGTCGGCCAGCACCGGGTTGGTCCAGCCGAACTCAACCATGCTGGCGGCGATCTGGGCCACCTGGCTGTCCGAATGGGTCCGCGCATTGCGGCCATAGGGGATCAGCCGGTCGACGGGCCAATGCTCGACCGTGTCGGGAAGCGGATGGGTCATTATCGTTTTCCAACATCCTGGATGCGGCGGCCCAACCAGGCCATCACCGGCACGGCCATGGAATTGCCCAGCGCTCGATAGCGCGGGCCGTCGGGACAATCCTCGGCAGCCTTCCGCCGCCAGGGAATGAGGGTGTAATCGTCCGGGAAACCCTGGAGCCGCTCGCATTCCCGAGGCGTCAGGCGACGTACCGCCATGCCGGGGGAATGGACGACAAAGGGCGATTTCTCGAAGGCCCGCAGGCAATCGGTATGATCCACGGCGATGCCGAGCGACGACTGGGCATTGCCGCTCTTGTGCATGTTAAACGCCAGATAGGTCTGCTGCTTGGTGCCCGGCTCGGCTGCCAGTGCGCCGGCAACCTCCAGATGGCGTACTTCGTCCCGTTGGTTCTGGGCAAATGCCACGGCGTGCTGCTTGCCCGCCTGCAACGTGAACATGGGATCGCCGTCACCGCCGATGCCGATTCCGGCGCGGGGATCGGTGGTGCTGATTCCCGTGCGGGCACCTGCTTCCAGAATGGGAAACGCCACCGGCACCAGCGGCGTGCCGCGTCCGGTGCCGTCTTCCGAGGCGTCGAAGCCCTCGCCGCGCAGGGAGTGCGTGACCAAGGTGTCGATGTCGGGCCGGTGGGCAAGGTTCGCTTTGGCCCGTAAAGTGTGGGCGATCAGGGTGTCGGTGCAGTCGCTGTCAACACCACGGGACAGATCGCGAGCCCGCAAGGTGGTGGCGACGAAGGTCTCGCTCTCGAAATCCATCCGCCCGCTGGCCGAGGCGCAGGCATTGAGCGCAGTAGCGACATCGATGGGGCCGGAGGTGTTGTTGCCGCCGAACGCCTCGGCGATCAGTCCGCCGCTGGTGGCGAAAGACGTTTCGCCGCTTCGGCCAGCGCGAGCATCAAGCGTGGGGGCAAGACCTTGTTCCGCTTCTCGGCGCGGCGGATGATCCCGGCGCACGCCTTCGCGCTCAAGAAGTACTTGGACGGGATCGGCCCGGTCTCCAGCACCTGCGATAACGAACATACGACGGCGGCGTTGGGCCAGGCCGAAATATTGGGCGTCGAGCACCCGCCACGCGACTGTCCGCGCGGGTCCAAACACAGTACCAGCGTCCGACCATTTGCCCCCTGGCGGGACGACCGGACCATCTTCTCCGGCCAGTCCGCCCAGAAGGCATCCGAAGGCGTTGTCGCGGGTGGAGAGGACTCCGGGGACGTTCTCCCAAACAATCCAAGCTGGGTCGATGGCATCGGCGAGTTCCACGAATTTGAGCGCAAGGTTGCCACGGGAATCGTCCAGCGACTTGCGCAGCCCCGCCACCGAGAATGCTTGGCAGGGCGTGCCGCCCACCAGGACGTCGATTTTTCCCCGCCATGCCGAACCGTCGATGGCGGTCATGTCGCCCAGATTGGGGATGGCCGGATAGCGGTGGGCCAGCACGGCGGAAGGAAACGGCTCGATCTCGGCGAAGAAGGCCGCCCGCCAACCCAGCGGTTCCCAAGCTACCGTCGCCGCTTCGATTCCGCTGCACACGGAGCCGTAAACCAGCCCCTGGGCGTGTGGCATCGAGCCGCGCGCCGGGGATACCGGCTCGGAGTGAGCAAGCTGCATGATCGATGCCGTGGTACGGGTGGTACAGGGGCGGTAGCCGGAAGCCCGGCTACCGGGGGGGCTACCACCTGGCCGGAAAGCTCGAAAGGCGCGCTGTCCTTGGACAAACGCGCCTTCCGGGGTGGTAACTGGTACGGGGTGGTAGCCTTGATTTTTCTGCTGTCGCTAGCGAAGTTCGGCGCTGATGCCCCCCGCATAGCGGAAGGTGCCGGGGAGGAACCAATTCTCCACGGTACGGTGTTCTATTCTTGCGCCCGCTCTGGGCGGCGGATCATTTAGTGATCGTCGCCGCCCATCGCGAGGCTGGACTTACATCTACCCCAGACTGGCCATCCCTGTCGCGGCCTGCGATGTATCGATACACTTTTCGCTTTCCTCCGCTGCCTTGGTCCGGGCGATCAGATCGACCTTGGAGATGTGACGGGGGATGCGCCGCCCGTTCAGCGTCCAGGCGATGACGCAGAGCGCGAACAGCCAGTGCCGATGCGCGGCGGCGCGGGACAGGCCGACCTTCCAGCAGATCACCTTCCACGGATCGCCATCGGCCCGCAGCCAGACGATCCTGGCATCGACCGGATCGAGATGGCGCAGCCAGGGCAAGGTTTCGTCCATGCGGGTGATGGCGGCGGCCGAGGGCGGCGGACGGCGGAGCGTCACGTCCTCTGTCGCCAGGCATTCCTGGATATAGGGAGGCCATGTGCTGGCGTGCCCCTGAACCCGGACTTCGGGCAGACGGCGCAGGGTGTCGGCGGCTTCGGCGAGGCGTTCCTCGACCAGGGACGGCGTCCAGTTCATCGGACACCTCCCTGGGTGTCGATGGCCCAGGACAGGATGGCGAGGGCGTCGGCCTCGTTGTCGTCCTCTGGGCTGAAGCCCTTGGATCGCATGGCGGCGATCACCGCTTCCTTACCTGCATTGCCCTTGCCGGTGGCATGGCGCTTGATGGTTCCGACCGGTACACCCTGGTACGGGATGCTTTTCAGTTCGCACCAGGCGGTGAGATGGGCCAGAAAACCGCCATAGATGTGGGCCGCATCGGTCCCGGCATGGCGACGAACTTCCTCAAAATGCAGGAGGTCGATCTTCTTGGCGGCGAATTCCAGGTGGTCGAACCAGGACCGGAAACGCAAGAAGCGCATTCCGCCGCCTTCATAGCGGCCGGGCTTGAATTCCATGGTGCCGGATACGACGGAACCATCGGCCAGACGCATGGCCCAGCCGGTGGTGGTGCCCAGATCAAGGGCGAGGATGGTGGTCATGGTGAAGGCTCACGAGGTTGTGGGCCTTCGGCTTTGGTCGAGGGAAAGGCTATTGCCCTTGGACTCCCCGTTCAAGCGGTTTCCTGGAACGCCGTAAGAATGCGGAGGTTTTCGTAAAGTGAGGGGACGTGTTCCCACGTTCCCACCTGGAACGTCGTTTCAATACCTTTTCCCAGGAAAACAAATTTACAAATCATCGCCTGTTCAGGCTTGGGTCATGCACAACTATTATGGCTCATTTGTCTTTTCCTGAAATGAGTCCCCAACAAGGTGGGAACAGTGGGAACGGTAGGAACAGGCAGGGTTTCTGCGGCTTCCGGCCGTTCCCACCTGAATCGGGAAGTGGGAACAGGTGGGAACAGAGCGCCGTCGAATTGGCTGCCCATCGGGAATACCGGGGTCTCAGGTGGGAACAATCGACCAAAGGTGGGAACGGGCGACGTGGCCTATGGCAGCAAGCCGTTGACGCTCAACCTGGGTGCACTACTGTGCGTCGCATCGTTGATCGCGAAGTGTCTGGGGATGTGGCGGCATGGCCATCGAGCAGCCATCGGTTCGCAAAATGGCGGCGTTGGGGTGCATCATCACCTTTCCCCAGACGGGCGGCGTGAAGGACCTGGAGATGTATTCCAGCGGGAACTGACCGGCTTCGGCCCGGCCTACCCAGGGGATCTGTGCCGCCATTCGAGGGAGCCGTTGATGCGACAACGGTATCGCTCCCAACCGCGCGCCTTGAGATATGCGCCGACGCGCATCTGGTCGCCCTTGGTCCACTTGGCCGGTTCGATGCCGATGGCGTTTTTGAGGATTTCGCCAACCGACACGTCGGCGAGCGGTTCGGGCCGGGCAACCTCGACATCGCGCCAGTCGTCGTAGGCGCCATTGCCGTAATTGATTCGCTCCTTGTCGTAGACCAGCCAGCGGTCGATCAGGCCATCCCAGGCATCGCCCTGGTAGCGCTCCTCCTGAGCGGCTTCGGCCATGTGCTTGGTTTCTTCGTCCTCAATCCACCACTTCACGCCTTGGGCATACCAGGCCATGGCTTCGGCCCAAAGCTGATCGCGGTCGCGGCGTAGCGCGTCGATGTCGATCTTGCCGCAACGGATGGGCCAGAAGCGGCGATTGCCGGTCTCGTCGCGCAGATAGGTGTCGGGATTGACGGTGCCGGCGAACACACACTGGCGCGGCACATCGATGACGTAGCGTTCATAGGGCGGACGGTAGCGATCGACCGAGCGTGACAGGAACGACTTGATGCGGGACACCTCGGCGCGGCCGATGGCATCCAGTTCGGCGATCTCGATTATCCACACGCCGCGCGTTTGCTGGGCGGCATCCTTGCTGCCGATCTCGGCCAGCTCGTCGGTGAACCAGTCCGCTCCGGCCAGCGTCCTCAGCGCCGTCGATTTCTTGGCACCCTGCGGGCCTTCGAGGATCAGCACCTGATCGGCCTTGGCCCCAGGGTCCATGACGCGGGCCACCGCCGACAGCACCCACAGCGAGCCGAAGGCGCGAGACAGACGGGTGTCGGCGGCACCAAGATAGGTGACGGCCCAGGCTTCCAGACGGGGCACGCCATCCCATTTCAGGCCCGTCAGGTACTCGCGCACCGGATGGACGCGGATGTCGCGGGCGACCGCGCCGATGGTGCGGGCCACCACCAGCGAGGAAACGTTGATGTCGCGGCGCTGGAGCCATTCGGCGCATCGGATGTCGTCGGCCTCGCACCACGGGCGGGGAATGGTGGCCTTGTGGGGATCGTCCCAGGGCAGCGGTCGGTTGACGACGATCTCCTGGCGGAATTCGTCGAAGATCAGTGCCCCGGCGAAGGCTTCGTCATTGGACAGGGCGGTGATGACGTTGGCCTCGTTGCGCTCGGGCGTGCCGTCGGGGCTGGTGCGAAGCTGGTTGAACCACGCCGGGCGGGCGGACGGCATGCCGGCGGGACCGGTGCGGCGGCGCAGATCCTTGATCTGCTTTTCCAACACCAACACCGGGATGCGGGTGGTGGCCTTGATGGCCGTCAGCACCTGACGCTCGGCGACCGGATCGAGGCGGGCCTGGGCGACGTGGCCGAGCAACTGCGCCAGGGCGTCCATCTCCGGCGGGAAGGTCAGCGCCAAGGCGTCAGCGTAAAGATCGTCGTACCCTGCGACCGGCAGCGGCCCGACCGCTTCCGCCCCATCCTGCCGGTAATGCGCGGCGACCGCGCCTTTGCGCAGATCGTCGTTGAAATCGTCCCCATGCAGGGGCGAGACGATGGTGGACGGGATGTCGGCCAGGTTGAGGCGGTCGGCCAGGGCGGCGGCGGCCTGCTGCCCGGCATCGCCAGCATCGGCGAAGATGGTGACACGGCTTGTGCCTTCCGGCCACTGCCACTGGCGGATGCCGCCCGCCGACAGCGCCGCCCAGGTTGGCACGCCGAAAATGGCCCAGGCCGACAGGGCGGTTTCGATGCCTTCGGCCACGCCCAGGTGGCCATCGGTCGGCATGGGGGCAAGGCGCACGCTGCCGCCGTCGACCGCTCCCAGCATCTTCTTGCCCGGCGGGGCCTTGCCCGAACCGTCGTCCCGCAGGAAGGTGCGATGGATGCCGCCGGTGGGGTTGCCTGCCCCGTCGCGGACAATGCCCACCAGCCCCGGCCAGCCGCGCCGTCCTTCGAAATCGGCAAGGTCGTCGTGGTAGAGCAAATCCGGCGAGCGGGGATCGCCAATGCCACGCCCCTTCAGGTAGGTCTCGCCGATGGTTCCCGCCAGCGGTTGGACGCCGCCGAGGATGCGGGCGATCTCCAGGTCGTGGGTCGGCTTCGGCGTTGCCGCACGCACCGGAGCGGGCCGATCCAGGCGCGCCAGCCGGGCCGCTTCCTCGAACAGGTCGCGGTCGGACAGGCCAGTGGCGTGGTGGATCAGGTCGATGGGACCGGCGCTTTCGCCGGTGGCGTGGTCGAAGCCCCAACCGGCATGGTGGCCGACAAGATGGATGATGCACGAACCGTCCTTGCGGGGACTGCGCCCCGACAGATCGGCACAGCGCAGCGTCCGCCGGTCCTGCGACCACCGCGCCTGCGGAAACAGCCCCGGCAGCCAATCCGGCGCCGTGGCGGCGAGGCGGTCGCGGATCTCATCCAGATCATGCCGGGCTGGTGCCTGCCAGACGTCGTTGAGGTCGATCATGCCAGGATCACCAATCCCCGTTCGGCACGGGTGATGGCGGTGTAGAGCCAGCGGCGGCGGTCCTGCTCGGTGCGGCCGAGACCATCGTCCCAGACGACGACGTTCTCCCACTGCGACCCTTGCGCCTTGTGGCAGGTGATCGCCCAGCCGAAGGTGGCCTCGGTCAGCTTCTTCTTGTCGCGCCAATCGCGGTCATGTCGATTCGGATCGAGAGCGACATGGTCCTCGAAATGATGGGGTGGACGGCCCCTGCTCACCGGCGTCGCAATGCGCCAAGATGGTGGTTGTCGATACACACCATTCGAAGGGGGCCGTCCATGTCCGAGATTATCACGGTTGGTTTGGATCTGGCGAAGCGGGTTTTCCAGGTTCACGGGGTGGACAGTGCCGGAGCCGTGACGCTCCGGCGCCAGTTGCGCCGATCGGAAGTCGTCAAGTTTTTCAGCAGTCTTTCCCGGTGTGTTGTGGGGATGGAGGCGTGCGCGTCGGCTCACTATTGGGGGCGGACGCTGGTCAAGCTGGGCCACGAGGTGCGGCTGATCGCCGCTTCGCAGGTCAAGCCCTACGTCAAGCGAGGGCGGAAGAATGATGCCACCGATGCGGCGGCGATCGCCGAGGCGGTGACGCGACCGCACATGCAATTCGTCCCGATCAAAACCGAAGAGGCGCAGGCGGCGCTGATGCTGCATCGGACCCGGCGCCTGCTGATGACCCAACGCACCATGCTCGCCAACGCCTTGCGGTCGCACTTTGCCGAATACGGCATCGTTGAACCGGAAGGCCAGGCCGGATTGGCGCGGCTGGTGGTCCTCGCCCTGGACGCCCCCGACGCGGCCTTGCCCGAGGCCGCTCGCGAGGCGCTGGCGATGGTGGCGGCACACTGGCGCGACACCGACGCCAAGATTGATGCCCTGGACCACGAAATCCTGAGGTGGCATCGCGGCAACGCCGACAGCCAGCGGATCGCCACCATCCCCGGCATCGGCCCGCTGATCGCCAGCGCTATCGTCGCCACCATGGGCGATCCCGGACGGTTCAAGACGGGCCGCGATTTCGCGGCTTGGCTGGGATTGGTGCCCTCGCAAAATTCCACCGGCGGCAAGACCGTGCTGGGACCGATCACCAAGGCCGGTGATCGTTACCTGCGCTCCCTGCTGGTGGTTGGCGCCACCAGCGCCTTGTGGCGTCGCCGCAAAGAGAAGGGAACATGGCTTGCCGCCTTGATGGCGCGCAAGACGGTGCGTCAGGTTTCCATCGCGTTGGCCAACAAGATGGCCCGCATGGCCTGGGCCATCCTGGCCAAGGGCGGCGTCTACAGGGAACCGACCGCGTTGGCGGCATAGGCACAGGCACAAGAAACAACCAGTTGCGAGGGCGATGAAAGCGTGATGGCGACCGGTCAATCCAAGGAACGGCAAAACCCTGCAAGGGTCATGGCCGATAAGGTCTCTGAAATGATTGGGAGCCGTTCCGCGGATCACATCATGGCCAGCGGTCAGAGTGCCGCGCAAACAGGCCGGACACATGACTGCACCCGACCGGGGCGTGATCGCGCAGAAATCTCCTTGCAACGCAGGGGCCGTCCACACATGGCCCTTGTAGAGCAGCAGACGCCCCGGCCTGCCGCCTTTGGCCGGTGGGCCGACCGGGTTGCCGTCCTCGTCGGTGACCACCGCCGAGAAATACAGGCTGCCCTCGTCGACGATATCGGCCAGCGACAGGAACATGCCGTTGATCAGGCCGAGATCGGACTGATTCTTGAGGCAGATGATCTTCTCAGCCGGGCCGGTGGGCAGGACCGAGCCCCCGAGGCCAGCGGCGCGGCGAAGGGCATTGTTGAGCTGGAACCGGGTGGCGTTCTTGCCGCAGATCACCTGACCGCCGCGCAGGGCTTGGTCGGGGGTCACGTCGGCCATCCGCATCTTCCAGGCATGATCGTCGTATTGCCCGAAGCCGATGGGCTGGCCTTCGCGGGCCATGGTGGCGAGGCGGATGATGGCGCTTTCGGCGGCCTGGCGGTGGATCTCGGTCAGCATGATGTCGGGGGTAGCTTGCGTGAAGGCGCCTTCACCCTTGATCGGCGGCAACTGGCCGGGATCGCCCAGCACCAGGATGGGACGACCGAAGCTCATCAGGTCGCGGGCCATCTCGTCCCCGACCATGGACACCTCGTCGAGCACGATCAGCTTGGCCGATGCCGCCGGGCTGTCGGGATTGAGGGCGAAACGCGGCTTCTTCATCTCCCGCATGGACTGGCGCATGGCCTCGATGGCGGCCTCGGCGGCGGTGCGGTCGAAGCCGATCAGCGCACGGGCATCGATCTCCGCCTGGGCAATCCGTTTCTGGGCTTCCTCGATCTCCTCCTCGGTGGCCTCTATCACGCTGTAGATCAGGCTGTGGATGGTCCGGGCCGGGGTGCCCTTGCGCCGCAGCACCAGAGCGGCCTTGCCGGTGAAGGTGGCGGTGACCACGCCGGGACAATCCTCGGTGTGGGGGCTGAGGCCCAGATCATCGAGGGCGAATTTCAGTACGGTGGACTTGCCGGTGCCAGCGAAGCCGAACAGCCGGAACACCGGCTGCCGCTCCGTCCCGGTCTCGAGCCACTGGCGGATGGCGGCGATGGCGCGGGCCTGATTATCCGAGGGGGTGATGTCGCTCATCGGCAGCCGCCCCAGCAGCGATCCTGCCACGAACATGTGCCGTGCCAGCCACTACTGGTCTTGCCGCCACGGCACACCACCGATGTCCGCTCGGCAGCGGCACGGGGCAGCAGTTCCTGGGCGTCGCTGGCCTGGACCACCTGGAATGCGCGGTCGCTCATGGTCTGGGCCAGGGCGGCATCGAACGGCACCAGCTCGCAGTGAATTTCCCAGGTATCGCGGTTGAGCGCGGTGAACAACGCCGGAGCCGGCAGATCCATATAGGCCTGATAGAGGGCAAGCTGGGCGGCATAGACCGGCTTGGACAACACCACGCCGCGCTTGACTACGTCCTTCCACGACGACACGCCCAGCGCCTTGTTCTCCCACAGGGCGGGATAGGCCATGGCCACCGGGCCGTCCACCAGGCAGCCGTCGATATGGCCCTTGACGCGGCCGTTCAGCACCGAGAAGCCAAACTGACGGCCATCGCGGCGCTCGGTGCGCAGATCGAATCCGGCGGCCCGCAGCCAGGCCGCCACCACGTCCTCGCCACGATGCCCGGCCTCGAAAATACGGAGCGTCTTGGGCTCAAAATCCCGGCCTTCGTCCTTTGGCACGGCGAGATAGTCGTACTGGATCTGGCGCAGGCATTCGCGGCCTATCCCTGAGGTGCTGACGTACTGGCGGGCCACCTGCGCCCGGTTGCGGGCGACCAGCATTTGGTCGATGGCGGCGTTCACCGCCACAGTGATACCGGGATCGCGGGCGGGTCCCTGGTACTGGCAGCCGGAACCGTGGTTGAGGTCGAGCATAACGGCTGCTTTCAGAACGGGATGGGATCATCGAAGGGAGTGCCGGTGCGGTCCTTGATACCCGCCTGCCGCTGCATGGAGTCCACGTAGCCGGTGACGGCGGCCTCGATTAGGCGGTCGATGTCGGCTGCGGAACGGTTGAAGAAATGCTCCATCAGGCCCAGCGCAGTCAGCGCCTCGGCGAACAGCGGCCGGGCATCCTTGATGGCCTGGGTTTCGCGGGCGGTTTTGTCGATCATGCCATTGCTCCGTCGAGCGATCTCGGCGCCGGCCTGCTGGCAGGGGCGAGAGCAGAATCGGTAATGAGGAAAGCCGTCATGGCGCAGAAGGTGGACGTAGCCGAAGCCTCGGGCTTCTCGACCGCACACAGCACACAGTGTCAGGCCAGCAAGAACCGGGTCAGGTCCGGGTGCTGGCCCGGTTCGTCCTTGATCCGCGAACAGCCCAGCACCACGAAGCTGCTGATGGCGGCCTGGGCTATGGCCTCCAACTCCCACATCGCCAGAGCCCTGATGGGCTGGTGCAGTTTTCTGCGGGCTTCGAGCCATTCTCCGATCGCCTTTGCCGCCTGGCGCGTCACATGCGCCTGCCATTCGTCATCGGTCATGGCAGGCGCCGCCATCGTCAGGTGTTGAGCCAAGCCGGGCCGGTGGCCGATGCCGCCGGGGGAGTGGACTGCTGGGCTGTGGTCTGCTGCTGCGCCGGAGGCTGCTGCGTCCACGGCATGCCGGCCTGCTGTTGCGGCGCCTGGGCCGGCGCGTTCCGCGCCATCATTGAGTCTGGCAGCGAAGCCGCCGGAGCCGCGTCGGAGGCCCAGGCCGGGGCGTTCTGTCCGGCACCGGCATTGGCGGGCTTGCGCGGTTTGGCGTTGACGGGATCCGGCTCCACCGTCTCACCCTTCATCACGGCGGCGTATTCCGGCTCATCGGGCAGCACCACATTGGCCAGCCGATTCTGGTCGCGGTACTTGGGGTCGCTGGCGGGCTCGACCATGATACGGGCGGCGAAGGTGATGCCGTCCAACTGCTTCAACCCCTGTAGCACCCGCTTGGCCTTGGCGGCGTCGCTGGTGTCCTTCGGGCCGAGGCCCAAGGCGCTATCGACCATGGCGCGGAACGACGCCTTCGAGATGTTCCAGCCCTTGCTCTGGCCCTTGTCGTCCAGCTTGCCGCCGGCCACGGTGAAGTTCTGCCAGAACTTGCGGCGCACAAACGGCCCCTCGACCACGGTGAATTCGCAGTCGAGCATCTTGGCGTCACTCTCGGAGGCAGCCTTCAGCAGGCCGGCATCCATGGGGACCGAGCCGTTGACACCTCCGGGGCGGATGGTCATGCGGATCTTGGCGAAGGTGCCGTCGGGGATCAGTTCGCCCGTGGGCATCATCTGCGGCTGGGCGTCATTGAAGTCGTAGGACATGGGGAAACTCCTCAGATGCGGTTGATCTTGGAAAGCAGGGCGCCGAGATCGGGCGGCTCGGTCACGTCCAGGCGGCCGGAACGGTCCTTGGCGGGAAGGCCGTAGGGATTGCCCGAACAGCAGATCAGGCGGCGCTCGGCGGCTTTCTCGTCCAGAAGCCAATTGCCCTCGGCATCCTGGGAGAACAACTGCATGGAGATGACCTGATCGACGATGCCGGGCAGTTCGCGCCCGGCCTTCGAGCCCTCCATCTGCGGCTGCCAGGTGGAGGCATTGAATTCGTCGGTGACCTTCTCCAGCACGCCGACGAAGATCACCGTCTTGCCGGGAGCATGCTGGAGGTGCTTCAGGGCCTGGATCACCTCGCGGCCCAGCAGGCCATAGGCGCCACGGATGTCGGGCTTGCCGGTGCGATCCGAGAAGGCTTCGGGCTGCTGCTTGGCATAGGCCATGGCCTGGCGGGTCAGGTCGGTGATGGAATCGACGAACACCACCGGCATCGAGGCCAGGAACTCCTCGACCCCAGAACCGGCATAGACCGAGCGCACATGCTGGTGGTGCTGAGCGCTGTACCAGGCGTTGGGATCGACCGCCGGATCGGGGCCGCCGATCAGCACGGCGAGATCGCGGAAGTCGCCGAAGCTGCGCACCGGGATGCTGGCGCCCGGCCAGTCCTGCACCGACTTCATGCCGGCCTCCAGATCCAGGCAGACGGTCTGAGCGGGCGGCAGGGTCTTCAACAGCGACGTTTTGCCGACGCCGGGCGGGCCGAAGATAGCCACCGAGGTCTTGTTGCCGGCGGCGGACAGGCGCTCGTCGGCGGTGATGATACGAACGGCCATGGGGGGCTCCGTTGGTTGGGGGACGGCGGGGCGTTGACCGGGCGCCGAAGGGAAGCCTTGCCCGCCCTTGCGGGTCGGGCTGCCCCGCCGCTGTCTCAGGGGGATTGCTGCTTCAGCGTGAAGGTCGGCTTGCCGGTCTTCACCGTGCGGGCGGCCTCGAAGGCCGCGCGGATGTGGATGGGCCAGGCGCCGTATTTGCGCTCCGGCACCTTGAAGGCGAGATCGACGTATTCGGTGGGATCGTCGCCACTGGCACGGATGCGTTCGACGGTGGCCGCCAATTGCTCCTGGTCCCACTCCACCTTCTTGGGCAGATCGGCCACCACCGTGATTCCGCCATCGTCGAATCGCACCGTGCCGGTGTCCTTGCCCTCGCGGCTCCGCAGTTCGGCAGCGATGGTGGCGTAGCGGCGGTCCAGCACGCCATCCAGCCAGTCCTTGGCGGTCTTGGCATTGCGTAAGCCGTGTTCAACATCTTCCTGAAGCAAGGCCAGCATCTCGACCGGCAGGTCGGCGACCTCGCCCAGCGGCAGCCGCATCATGTCGGCAAGGCGGGGGCGGTTGGGGATGGTCATGGTCAGATCCTCCGGGGCTTGTCGCCGCTCGCCTTGATGGCGATGTAGGCGATGCGGTCTTCGGCGATGCGGCGCTGCACCAGCAGAACGGCACCGTCCTCGGCCAGAGCCAGGGCACGGGCAGCGACACGGTCGAGTTGGGAGCGGGCGCTTTCGGGCAGGGATGACGGGCCGCGAGTGCGGTCGATGCCGAGGAGTCCCTGGTGGTAGATGAGGCCGTCACCAGGAACGGCGTCCGCGAACCAGGACTGGAAGGCCGGGATGGTCATGGGCGAGGTCATCGGCCCGCCCTCATTTCGGCCACGGCAACGTCCTCGAACAGAACGTTCTGCCCGAAGCCAGGCTGGGTCTGACGGGTCTCGTAGGCTTCGACTTCTTCAATCTTGTAGAAAATCTTGCCGCCCAGCCTCAGGAACGGCAGCCCTTGACCACGGTAGCGCCAGTTCTCCAGGGTGCGGTGGGAAATCCCCCACCGTCGGGCCAGTTGCTTCTGGCAGAGAAATTGTTCGGCCATGTCGGCGTGCTCCGCTGCGTGAACTCTGGCGGAAGCATGTCGAAAACTTCAGGCGCTGTATGGGGAGGAGACGACGACGAAAAGGGGACGCTTCGTCCCCGAGGCGTCCCCTTGACAAGCAGGAATATTGATCGGGGCTACAGTCGTAGACGCACCCGACCGATGGTATCGGTCTCAAACAGGGCGTCGCGGTCATGGTTCTTAAAAGCGCGGCGCAAATCCTCACTCCCGGATCCGGCATCCGACAAAAGCTGCTTTTCTGGAACCCACGGGCAGGGTGTACGACTCGCTTCGTGTAATTGCCGAATAATGCGCGCCTGAATCATTCCGAAGCGGAACCTCTCACCGTTCAGCCTGATCCTGTCGTAGTCGGCAGAATGCTCGAACCCATCGGCCAACGTAATATCGTCTGCTCGCTGTGGATTTTTGTCCTTCCGGCAGTCGCCGGCGTCGGTCATCGCGACATCCACGGCGCGGGCATCGATATTGATGGGGGCGGCGTTATGCTCAATCACATTCACGACCGTCGCCTTGATCTCGTATTTCGGGGCCACGATTATGCTCCTTTCCGGGGCAACGGGACTGCGATCGATCATCTTGGCAAGCAACGTATTTGCGCCTTCGGCGTCACCTCGCCGAATTGTGTCGGCGATTATTTGCAGCTCTGATGGATGGACTTGAATTACCGCATTTGACCGCCGCAAAAAATGGAAGCGGTCATGATAAATGCGAAAAAGCAGGAGTGCTTTCGGGGCATTGGCCAGGGCATGGTCAAACTCACGCATGGACATGCCCTGGCCGATCAGGCTAACCCCGGAGAAGAACCGCTTGTCATGGTTTTCGATGAGGCTGGTGAGGCCATCGACGAAGAACTCCTTCTCGAAATCGTCCAACGCCAGTTCCTGGCGGCTCAGTTCGCTTCGCGAAACATTCCGCCACCGGTGACATGTCCGACCGATCAGTGAGGGAATGTTGGTCGTACCGCGGCATGCGTAGATGGAGTAGTCGTGTTTGTAGAGGCCGCTCTCAATGTACGGCACAAAAAATTTATCGGTAATCGTGGTGAAGAATGAGTCATCGGTCATCTCAATGCGGTCAAGCAATGGAGAATGGCTCCAGGCATAGCTGAAATGCGGAAGGCCCAGGCCAATCATTGCCCGCGTCACCGCTTCCTGAAGGTCAGGAATGCTGCTTAAGCTGGCAGCTTCTTCCTGGAATTCCATCACGTCCTTGACCATGCCGATCCTCCAGCGGAAGAATCTTCATACGAGGTGCGCGGCCAGAATATCACAGCATCGGTCGATGTCATGCCCGGTGCTTACGCCAATTTACGCCAATATCCGTTGCCATTCGAAAGTCCCCGTCCCCGGATTGTCACGACCGGAGGAGCAAGCATAGGGTTTCCGCAATAACCAATTGCCGGGGCGAACGACCCCAGCGAAGGATTGCGGACCCCGCCGATGCACAACGCCCTGTCCCCCGACCGCATGACCGCCGCCGAGCGCCTCGACGAGGTCGCCGACATCCTGGCCGTCGGCCTGATCCGGCTAAAGGCCCGGAAATCCAGTCGTTTATCTGCTGACGCCAGAGACAGTTGCCTCGACTACACGGCCCGCCAGAGCGGTCATGTCCCCGTCAACAGACGGAGGAAATCATGACCGAGGAACCCCTGCTGGCCCGTTTGGCCGCCCTGAAGACCGCACCAATCCCCGACCTGAAGTCGCTGTGGCGCGATCTGTTCGAGGCCGAGGCGCCGCCCTACAACCGCACTTTTCTGGAAAGCCGTCTGGCGTACCGCCTCCAGGAACTGGCCTATGGCGGGCTGGCGGTCACCACCATCGCCCGCCTCGAAAACATGGCGGAGGATTTCGACACCACCAAGGGCCGCCGCAAGAAGGAACTGGACCGCCCCATCGCCGGCACAAGGCTGGTGCGGGAATGGAAGGGCGTCGAGCACTGCGTCACCGTGCGCGAGGATGGCTTCGAATACCAGGGCCGCCCCTACCAGTCGCTGTCGGCGGTGGCTCGCGCCATCACCGGCACCCGT